CTCCGGGTAAAGTACCGAAATAGGTGTGCCGGAAGGCCGCTGCTGAGCATTTTGCTGAAACTGTGCCCATTGCAGTGCAAAACGCCGTTTATCTACATCGTTAGCGGGACGTTCAACCACATTCAGGCGCTCGCCGGGGGCTGCAATACGCACATAAGGGATATCATCAAAAATCTGACGGCCCTCCTCACGGGATTTGAGGGCATTGTGCACCGGACGCATATAGAAAATAGCGTGAGTGTCTTTACCCTGTGCATATTCCACCGTCCCAACCGTGCGGTCGGCATTGTTCCAGTTAATCCCAGTATGCGGTTGCAGTTCACCCATGTCACTCATACCCTAAACTCCTCTGATATTACTGCCGAAGGCACGTACTTACGGCTTGGTTTTCCAGCCCATGCTGTCTTATCGGCCATTTTAATTCTGCGCTGATCCGCCAGTTCACGCAATGCAGATGTCATTCTCTCTAGAACTTCTTCCCAATCGTGGGGCTTCTTCTGAGTGAATAACTGCATGGTAGGATACCACGGCGTAGTGTCGCGGTCCATGAGCCACCGCCAGCAAGCATCATAGCGGCTCAATAGCCATGTAGGCTTGCCCAAACCCCCCGCTACATGGGCTACTGATGTATCTACCGTGATCACAAGATCAAGGCATTGGATCAGTGCCGCTGTATCGAAGAAATCATATAGATCGGCTGTCCAGTCACCAATAGTCATGCCCGGCAAGCCACCTTTTATCTGTTCTTTGGCTGGCCCCAATTGTAACGAGACCCATGAAATGCCTTTAAGCTGAGCCAGTGGGGCAAACTGCTGTAAAGACATAGAACGACGTGCATCAATAGAACTAGCCAACGGATCGGCATCACGGTTCATGCCTGCCCAACACACCCCCACCAACAAACCGTCAGGCAGCGCCTTTAGGCGATCCCGCCAAACCGAAGCGCGGTAATCATCGTATGGAAGGTACGGGCATTCAGCCGGTATAGTTTCCAAAGTAATACCAAGCACGCGGGGCACCGAAAGCATCGCAATACATGATTTGATGCCAAGCGGCGGCTTCTCACCTAACGTGATAATGCCATCAACGCCATCAACGCCACGCAACAGCCGCGTCAACGGGTGCACTACCTCCAAATAAACCTTGCCACCCCATTTGGCTTTGGCCTGCTTGGCAAAACGGCAGAATTGCAAAACATCCCCCATGCCCTGTTCGCCGTAGATCAACAGAATATCTTCTGGCCGTGTTGCTGCTTCGCCCGCCCATATCGGGTAACCAAAACCACGCGGTTTCATGACAGGGCCTTGCCACCGCCATTCAAATTCTTCAAAGCCTTCCTTGAGAAGGCCCAAGGTCAATAATGCCATCGCTTTGCCCAAATGAGCATTGCCGTAATCCGGTTTTATCTTAATAGCGGTGTTGTATGCTTCAAGCGCTTCTTCAACACGACGCATCCGCATCAAGGCATTTGCTTTATTGTTCGGTATTTCTGGTATCTTATTACTTCTACGGAATGCCCGTTTGAAGTCATCAATCGCTTTATCAAATTGTTCTAAATCCAAATAGGCCGCGCCCCGGTTATTATAAGATTCGGCAGAATCAGGCACCAAAGCGATGGCACGGTCGTAATTCAGCACCGCATCAAACGGGTGGCCCAAACCTTGTAACGCAGCCCCCCTGCTGTTCCATGCCGGGGCAAAATCAGGTTGCTTGAGTAGAGTAGCATCGAGAAATAACATTGCCTCACGTAACTGGCCTTTGGCTTGAGTGGCCAAAGCTTTGGTAAAAGACTCCCTGAAATCCATTCTACACTCCATAAAACAAATAAACCCAGCCGAGGGGTAACACCCCGGCTGGGTAACGCAAGTGTATTAGCCTGTGGCCCCAACAACCGGCCAATTCAGGACAGCCGTATTCGGGCCAGCCGTAGAACCGGTCGCCTGTGAGATCACCATGCCATTGATATTGTAGGTAGTACCCGAACCACCCGCCGTAACCGTGACCTGACCGGCAACGGTTGCGCTCGAGTGGAGCTGGGTAGCCTTCGTAGTTGAAGCCGCACTATTGACGTTTTGTGCATTACCGGCACGCTGGACCCAGAAATACGCCCCGGTTTGAGTACCGCTAGGCGCACCAACAGCAACCGTACCCGTTGCACCACCCACCACACCCAAAAGATCACCTGTGGGTGCGGTGGCAATAGTGGCACCCCCAACAGGGGCAACCGACCAGGAACCGGGCACTTCAGAAACAATAACCACCGCGCCCGCACCGATAGTTTGGCTGGCGGTACAATAGACCCATGCCGAACCGTCAGTACCCCACGCTGTCTCACCCGTCAGAAAGGGTGGTGCGGGGTACTCTGGGTGGCTGGCGGTATCAAGGTAGTACACTGAGTTTATATCGATACCCGACTGTGTCGTTGTCGAGTAAATGATAGGGTTAGCCATCACTGGCCTCCTCTAGTGGGGTTGAAGTTAATCCGTTCATCTCTTCCACCCCTCTGACATTGGTTTGCCTTGTGGTGGTCACGCCAACAAACCGGGGCATTGGTTTGCCACGGAAATTTCTTACGCAGTCAAGATAGTTGCCCAGAACTTCAGTTTATATTGCCAGATAATAACAGCCTTGTGTGTGGCAATGCTCAAGCTTCCGTTCAGGGTAGTATTCAAAGTGTGGCCAACCGGCACATACAACAGGCCGGTTGAAGCCGACGAGTTGAAGATGTAAAACGGCGAACCAATATGCGCCAATGGCAAGATGATGCCATCGGCCCCGGTTGCCGTCATCTCAACGCTATGATTGTTGATAAGGGCAGCGGTGGCCTGGGTGGTACCCGCAGCAGCAAGAAGCTGCGGGTCGTTACCCAAAAGCGCAGCCAAAGGCCATGCTTCGCCTACACCCATCAAGTCTTGACTCTGTGGCATTGTGTTTCTCCTCTATGTCCAGACGACGATGTGTATTTACCCGTAGTCACACCGTCGTAATTGGCATCACGAAGCCAAAAAACCTCAACAAAATCAAGAGGTTAACACGCCCTGCAGAAAGGCATTCGACAAAGACATGTTACCCGCCCAGCCGATAAGACGAACCATTGCGTCTTGATTGATGGAGAAGCGGTCTGGGTCAAGCGGTACCATGTTTCGGCGGGCATGCGGACGCCAGTGCAGATACTTCGTATTGAGGAAGTAGCCTGTAGTCGCAGGCGCACCGCCAACCGCACTAGTGGACGAGCTGACCTGGGGCGGCAGCGGGTCGGTGCTGAAGCCCTGGAAGCCGCCGTCCAGCACGACATCCGAGTTCAGGTACTTGAGCACCTGAAACCCGGCTTCGGCCATGTCACCCGGCACCGCTTCCGGCCCAATACGCTGAATGCTCTGAAGGGCCTGCAAATAGTAACGATACATGATGTTATCCATGATAATCAAATCAGGATAATCACGCCCGCGCACCAATTGCACCCACAACGCATTCATTTGGCTGATGATGTTGGATGCCGAAAGGTTAACACCACCATTGGTGCTGGCAGACCACGCTTGGTTGCGCCAAAACTGCCACTGGGAACGATCGATGCCACCCACAACACCCGTAGTTGGCGAACTGGCCACCAACAATTGCAGGCCACCAACCGAATTGGCGACCGTACCATCGCCGTACACGCCTTGGGAGAGACCGTTCATGACAAACTGTTACGCCTGGGGCACCTCTTCTTTGCCCAGGGGGCTGGTCATTTCTGCCAGCCTCTACACGTTCCCGTGTAGCTCGGAGCACATCTTCCCTTCCGGGGTTGGCCCATGCTCTCTACACACGCCCAGTGATCCTAAGATCACCTGCTTGGCTCGGTATTACCCTTCCGCACATACTTATTATACGTCTGCCGGGCATTGGGTTTCCACCGAATTCGCCAACATTCTGACCACGTCCTTTTAACTACGTGGCAGCCCTCATGTCGAAGGTGTCTTCAGCATTCATAATTCTCGATTCGAGAAGATCAATTATGGCTTCTTCGCCGCTGTTCTGGAGTTCTTCCAGACCAGAAATCGAAACTGCCACAGCCGCCTGACGAATCGGGTACTCTGCCGCACTGAACACTTGACTCGGAGCGATGTTAAGCGTCTGATAACCTGAGTACCACTGATAGGTCTGGTTCAGTCAGTTCGCTATGTCGGCTCTTTATCCGACATGTCAACAGCTTCAAACGTTCGCTGTTGCTCAGACTATCTCATCACAAGCAGGCCGACTGACAATCAACTTAGCTCTGGTAGGCCTCTTTCGTGCCGCCTCACTCAACTTGGCTCTAAAGGCTGGGTCCTTGAACCGCTTACGCCTCTCAGCAAGTTGTTTCTTGCGGTACTCCGGGTTTGCCCACATCGCCTTCGTAGCAGCACTAAGCTTCTCACCGTTAGCTGCGGCATATTCTTTGTGCCGCTTCGTCTGGAGCTCCCTGTAAGCTGGATCTTGCCAATTGGCCCGCTTACTGGCCCCCATCCTAGCTTTTACGCCCGGTTGCTTGCTTATGCTCCTCAGTTGCGCTATGCGCTTCACTCGGTATTCTGGGTCTTTCCACCGCTTACCCCAGTAAGCCTTCAGGTTCTTTGAGAACACAGAACCGTCAGGGAGCTTGCCTACGGTAGTCAGTAGATTAAACCCAAACTTAGGCTCACCTGCTTTGTAGAAGTCAATCCACCACTGTTCCCTATGACGCCGATCACTTACTGCACAGACCTCAACCACCTTACCCGAGAAGGTTTCGGAACCATATTTATTCCAAGCCTTTTGCAGGTAGGAATTTATATGAATCCCTTTACCCAACTCCCGCCAATGTGCCTTTAACCTTACACGGCTAACCTTGGCAGAACCAACATAAACACGGCCTGTCACAGAACACGTAATCACATAGATATCAACAGTGGCAACCTTACTCATGCCGGGCGCTCGTGGGTGGGTTATTCTTTCGTCACCACCTAGTCGTTACACCTTCCGCAACCCTTTGACCACGCGTTTTTAAGAATTTGCGGGGTCATACATCTGCGGCTTGGCACGGTGTTGGCATCTCAGCGTTCACCGTAATTCACCCGGTTTAGCGCGGACCAACCAATTAATCCGCGTAATTTAACTCTTGGACGATAGTACGGCCACCCGAAAAAGTTTTCAGATTGCCACGCCGAGTCAGCCGCAACAGTGCCGCGTTATTACGCGACATGTTATCGGCAAGTTCCCCGGTTCGATTCCGAAGCGTCGTAGTGACAATTTCGGACAGGTTGGGAAATGCGCTAGCCATTTTGGCCACCTCTTTCAGTTTCCCGTACACGTTAAAGTCTTTATGTAAGCTGCCCTACGGCGTGGTTCGAAGCGGCACCCTGTCCTTGGCCACTCTACTGACGCTCGTCCTACTCAGGCTTACACGGTTCATTTACGCTTGCGGTTTTATTTGCCTTGTGAGGCACCCCATACCGCTTTGGGTGTGTTCGTTAAGCTCGTTCCCTGACTTCCGCCAAAGATTCTTCAAGCGATTCGCGCACCGACTTGCCGCGCTTCTGCTTTTGACCTGGCCGTGCAGCCGGAGTACCCGGCGCACTAATAGGAATACTTCCTGACGCCTTGCGCGCGGCTTCCAACTTGACCTTCTGCGCAGCTTTTTCGGCAGCAGCAGCTTCGGTCTTTTTGGCTTCCTCTGCCGTGCGGGTAGCTTCGGCCACCTTGGCGCGCACAGCCGGGTCGGCATACACCGCCATATCGTAGGCTTTGTCCAAATCGGCATTGCCATTAGGCAACGGCAGTACCACAGGCGGTTCGCCATTCGGCCCCGGTGAAAGGAATTTTGCCATCAACACGCGAACATCCTCGTAAAATGGCTTATCCTTGGACCACATGCCAAGCATCTCGCTGGTCTTGGCCATCGATTGCTGCTGAACGGTAGTTGAGAGCTGATTGATATGCTGGCCCACATTACCCAACACACTATCAAGGTATGCCTTGACGGCAGGGGGGATTTGCTCCTGCTGGCCCGGCTGCTGCTGATTGGGCTGTTGCTGCTGTTGTGGGTGCTGCACCATCTGCGCCAGCAATGCCACGGGGTCGATACCATAGCTTCTGGCCAGTGCAGGGAATGCTTCGGCAAGTTTTCCAGCCTTGATATTGGCCGCATCCCTGGTAAGTGCTTCCATCCATGAGAAGAGCTGCTTGACAGCAGCAGCAGGGGTGGTCTTGTTCTGCTGAATAGCCCCCAAATAGGGTTTAAGCGATTCGTCAATTTCAGCATAACCACGTTTCAACTGCTCAACGCCAGCCGCCATATCTGTTTCGCGCTTGGCAACAGCGGCCTGCACCGTAGGGGGTAGTTTGGCCCACTCAGCCTTAGCTTCCTTAGACCATGCTTCAGGAATTCCTGCTACCTGTTGAGCCGTGGGCTGCTTCTGCTGGCCTTCTTGTGCCTGTTGCCCTTCCTGCGTTTCAGTTTCGGCTTCGGCCCCCTCCTGCTCCTGCCGGGGCCGGCTCTTGTATTTCCCTTGATCGCGTGGTCCAGCTTTCTTGCTCTCAGTGCTGGCACTTTCAAGCTGTTTGCGAAGCTTGCTGCGCCCACTACCGGGGCCATCAGGCAATTGTTCGGTTTCTTGTGTTTCAGTTTCGGCACCAACTTCGCCACCAGCAGGCGGCAATGTCGTTTCCGCTGCTCCCGTATCGGCCCCAGTTTCGGTCTCAGGGGCAAAAACCGGCAAATACCTATCAACCAACATACCTGACTCCTTCGCACAAAACGTGCTGCTCGCTACTTGTCTATATTGTCTTCGTTAGGCCAGTCAATCGTTATTTGTTCCTGACTTCGTACAATGCCCGCTTGATGTCTTCGCGGCGCTGCCCACGATCCAAAGGAACCGGCTTGCGGGGCCGCGTCAAAACCGGATCGTTTCCAAATTCCACACACCCCGAAGCTTTGGTGTCCTTACGAAACTCAGATTTTGACGTGTGCATACGACCAGTAGCCATATGCAAGGTTTCAGACATAATATCTGAAATAACATAAGGAGCACCCCCTTTTGTGACAACAAGATCCTCATCTGAACCACGTTCAACGATCTTACCGTTACGGTGCACATAAACTGGCATTTCAACAATCCTTACAAATTGGCGGTGGCGCTTGATCTATATAATTGTCCTCCCGTTGTTCTTGCGGGGTAGCTCTGCCCTGGTATTCCCTGCACAAATCCTGTTGGTGACCAGTCAGGCGTAAGCAACGATCCGTGCCGCCCTTCACTGAACCGAAAGGTCGACCCTCCTATTGAAGCACCAAATAGGACGTTGGCAGCGATCAAAAGGATAACCACAAGCATTAAGCCGGCCAGAACGAACCTGATTATCCCGAGTGCTGGTGCTAAGAACGGTGCCCAACTCGCGGCGATATAACCCAAGATAGCGTCGATGACGTACCACACCAAAAGCGTGAGTATTACGCCGACGGCAAAGTAAAGAAAACCAAGCGGAGTAAGGTTCATGCCCCCCTCGCCGCCAGAGAAGACGGCTTTCACGGCAAAGAGGAACAGCACAACCAGAACGCCGCCAACAGCTATTTTGGCGATTTTCTTAAACCGCTCGTCGGTCGCGATGAAATCAATTGCAGCAAAGATCAAAGCACCAATAACACATAATTCAACCAAGATAATGAAAAAGTTGAACACTCCACTAAGATTAATCATATATTCCTCCTTTACGCAGCCGGGTTGGCCGCTGGTTTTGGTACTTCGGGTGGCTGCATGGCCTCTTGATGTAACTTCGCACCTTCAAAAGCCATGCGCATCTGTTCCATTTGTACTTCCATTTCTCGCATCTTCACTTCAAGCTGCTTGACCACAATGTCTGCCTGCGAATTCTGCTGTTCGGTAGCACTGTCAAGCTGTGCGCGTTGTATCTCAGCCTGATCCTGACGGGCCTCGGCCGTCGATTGCAATTGAGTTGATTGAATATCGGCCTGAGCCTTGGCGGTTTCAGTTTGTGCCTTGATCTTGCTTACTGCAATATCCGATTGGCCCTTGGCCGCAGCAACCTGTGCCTTGATCTGTTCCGGATTAGGTTGCTGTTGCTGCTGTGCTACTCGCTTCTTGGCTTCAACCACCATTTCATCGCATAACTGCTCTATTGCGGTCTCAAGATCACGGCCCACCCTAAAAGAACGTGCGCCAAATTGCAGAAGCTTACCCAATAGCGGGATGGCTTCAGGCACTTGAGCACCCAATTGGGCGGCTTCGCCAATATATTTCGTTACCGAAGCCACAAATTCAATGCGATCCTGCTTATCTTGGGCTGCATCTGGAAAAATAGTGCTGTCAACTTCAATATCTACCCTGAAACCACGCAATCTTTCATCACGCAACAGCCCAATAGCCTTGGAAATGCGCTGCATGGCCTGCATTTTGGCCAAAAGTTCAGGCGGCATAGGCGGTTGTGGGGGTAAAATTGTGCCATTGAGGGCCAGTGGCACCGAAGGTGGTGCCTGACCCGGCACACTAGGCTGCATTTGGCCCCTGAAGGGCACTACATTTGAGGGCTGTTGAGGTGCCCCCATTGACATAGGCCCAGCCGGTGGCCCGTTTTGGGGCATTGCCGGGGCAGGTAATGCAGGACGCGGTGGCACGGCCCCAGCGGCCTGCGGCGGTGCACTAGGGGCAGCACCGGGGGGTGCTTGGGCAGGTGTTGGCGGTGAAAGCTCGCTCAACGGTGGCATATCGTCGGGGCCGAGCCCCTCTTCGTAAAGTGCACCTGAAACTTCAATAAGGCTTTGTGGCGAAAAGTGCTGGCACATAATATCTGCCATTATTCTGACCGTATCGCGTGCAAGCCGAGCCACTTCATTCTGCCGTTGAGTAAGACGGGTACCTGTTGAATTTGATTTGATACGGACGCCACCCAATGTCTCGCGAGCATCAGAGGTGCCACGCATGATGTCGTTTATTCCAGTGAGCCGGTCCATATCCTCAAGCAATTTGCTCTTGACCATGACCAGCTCGTTAATAAGCCCAACAATATCCTTTATTGGCATGAAACTGATATTGCCGGCCACGCCGCCTTCTTCGGCAAACGCCGCCCAATCGTCCACGGGGATCAGTTCGTTCTCAACCGATTCCTGGAACATACGCTGAATATCTTTAGCGGCAGCATTATAAACGCCAGTTATTTTGGCCGCCTTGGTGAGCATCGCAATACGTTGCGTCAGCTCGTCAATCTGAATGGCCTGATCTTCGTATTGAATATAATCAGGAACAGGGATCAGAGTATTATTGGTTGGATTGGCATAAATGGGTTTGGGGGTAGGGTAAAAATTATCAAGGTTGAGCGGATCGTCTTTACGGTCACAAAGATAGTCATAGCCCATGGCAACCCAATACACGGTTTGATCGTCACGGTTCCAAATCTCAAAGACTTCACCCTTATCCTGATCGGCTGCCTGCATCGTGGTGTTTTGCGTCCTGTCACCGCGCTTATCCTTCTCAAGCGCAATGGCTTTGCCAATCTTTTTTCCGAAGCGCTTAATCAATTGATCGCGTGACAAATAGACACGCTTGCCTACCGCCGTGACCTCCTTCCAAATTCTAGCCCTTACCGGAAAGGTAAAGAAATCATTCCAGGGGATATAATCAACCGGCGTCGACTCCCGCACTACCCGATCGTCCGTATCTTCAAGTTTTTGGGTCTCAAGTTCCTTTTCTGGGTCCTCTTCAGCTTCTTCACTACCATCTTCGTCATTCAGTTGGGGGCGCTTGCGTCCTTTGGGGGTAAGCAGTTCCCTATCGTCTGGCCCAGCATCGTCATCATCACTTGAACCATAATCCCTATCTGAACCTGATGGTATATTGCCCTGCGAGTCACGCATGTCGGTTTGCGATTCAACCGGCAATGAAATACCTTCGGCAATCTCAGGCTCATAACGAACCCAGATAACGCCCTGACCGGGCAGCAAATAATCGCTGACCGATTGGCTCATGGATTCATTGAAGCCACAGATTTCAATTTCATTACGAAGAGCACGTTCAAGAATAGATGCAGCGCCACGCGCCACCGGGTCCTTATCTTTGAACCTCCGTTCGGCAATAGGCATCGGCTCACGGCCGTAAAGGGCCGGTTTTAGGATCTCCACATTGGACCACAAGGAACCATAGCGCCGTGCCCCATCCTCATTACCCAGACGGGTTCGCTCGTCACGGTAGCGCTTAACAATCTGTTCGCCGCGCTTGTAATAGCGCTTCATTTCGGAATTATCTAAAACCGTGGCAATTTGATCCAGCCAATGCTTGGCTAAACGACGGCTTTCATCACCGCCCTCAGGCCCCGCCAGTTCGTCAAGAGGAATTGCCATCTAAACCCTCAGTGAATTCGCACCGAACCAATTGGATGCTTTTGCTCGTTGGCTTCAAACATATCAGTCAGCGTCACCGTACAATCCACTGGATTGGTTGAGAACACTTTGGGTTTCTCAGCAGCAGGCCCCGGCTTGCGACCTGAAATCATTTTATCAAGCACCTGACCAATGAGACCCAAAGCGTCAACAATATCGTCATTGCGGCCTGCCGGGAACGTCATCAATTCTCTCTTGAACTCTGAGAACCATGACAAATGAAACGGACAGTAGAGCCCGTCCATCGCCATGCGGCCCCTGATTGATTGAGCACGAATTGACTTATCGCCTTTCGTTGGAAATTTAGCACGAGCAATATAAAGCTTGCGCTCACGCAAACGCTTTTCAAGAAATGGGCCGACACCACTTTTTATCTGACCTGTTTCTTCGGCCCACCCAAGGGGCCGCCATTTCTCAACCAAATTACAAAACGCTTCGATCCACTTATCAGAAGATGCTTGCTGACGCCAGAGGTCGAGCAAGAATATCCTGCTTGCATGATCCACCCCCACTACAAGGTGGACTGTGTAGTCACCTTTGCCATCGCTGACAGCGTAATCGCTGGCCCCGTAAATGTGTAGGGCATCGCGTGCCGGGGCTTTGTTATTAGGCCACGGCTTTAGCCAGTCACCCTGGAAGAAATCGCCTGTATCCGGTGCGGGCCGCTGCTGATAAAGCGAGGACCAAGTACGTGGCTGGCGTTTGAATGTTTCAAAATGATCTTCAGGGAACCATTCAGGCCAAATACGTTCGCCCACTTTACGGCCTATGGGATCATCAGCCCGTTCACAAATTGCTGGCAGGCAAACTACATACCAATCATTACCATCCCGGCATTTCACCCAACCAGATTCACCATTATAATCTTCTGGCAAAATCCGACCGGCTGGATCGTCCTCATGCCATCTAGTAACGATACCAATTTCGAAAGCATTCGGCTTTTTGCGGGTCAGCAAGTCGTCGGTATATGCATCCCAAGTTTTATTTCTAACCAATTCAGAATCAGCTTGCTCACGACCCTTAATCAGATCATCCCAAATAATACCATCAGCACGATTACCAGTAATACCTGTTAGAATACCGGCCGCCATCCATTCACTGCCATTAGTGAGTGACCATTCGTCCACTGCCGCAGATTCTTCAGATAAAGTTGAATCGAAAATACGCCTGAAATTGGTTTGTTGCACAATTGAACGAGCGCGCCTGCCAAACTTCTTAGGAAGCTCACTGCCATAACTGGCCACAATTATTGAGCGTTTTAGGAAGCGCCCAAGATAATGGGTTGGGAATACAACACTCGTATACGTGCTTTTAGCACTACCTGGGGGCATCAGCCCCATAAGGCGGGGGATTTGTCCATCTTCTACTTTTTGGAGACAATCAAGCCATAAAAGGTGGTGAGCACCAAAATGCTTAGGGGCCGGTACAAACTGTTCGCGTTCCTGGTCGTCCTCAATTGAGCCGTTCGTCGGGACCGTGGGGATTTCTATCGAGCTTGCGTAAGTCAGCAGGCTGTTCCTTGCCCTTAACCGTTTTTGCCGTTCGTCCTGCAATAGCTTCAACTCGTCTGAGAGCCTCTTCAACTCTCTCATTGAGTTCGGTGCTGCTGACTTCGGTGAGTTTGCCATTGGCATCAACATTCAGGTTAGTATTGGTCTGGTTTGGCTTGCCATAGGCCCGATTAAAGATAACCTCTGCCGCTGCAACCGCGATATTATCCGGCGCGTTTGGATCATTGACGATTTCAGCCATCCGCTTCATGGCCTGCGTAGCGTGCGTCCGCGCCATGTTTTGAATTTCACGGGCCTCACGAGCCACCGTCGTTCGTAATCTTATCCGTGGGCTTCTAAGCTTGGCTTTTTCCTTACTTTTTGACATTTTTCTTTTTCCTACAGCTCTAAGTTCTGCGTGCCTTTTCCAAGTCTTCCTTAACCCCGCAAAACGCCTGCTGTTGGCTTCCGGTGTTAAATTCTCGGCAAGAGCATAGCTGTTACCTTCCCCAAAAAATCCAGCCCCCTGAACCAAATGAAGCCGTACAGGGCCTTTATAGGGCATCGAAAGACGACGCTTAGCCATTGTAATTTTTCTTACGGACGATACACATTTGGTACTTTGTATTTGCCCTTGCCAAGTTGGTGAGCATCCGGGGCACCTGACAATCTCAAATGCCCTTTGTGGGCGTGTGGGGGGTGGCCATAGCCATGGGCACCTTTGACATGCCCCGGCTTGAACGGCTTCTGTAACGTCCCAAGCCCGTGTGCCATACCGGGCTTCTCAGGCACCGTTGGTGAAGCATAGCCACCAATTGCCGGCCCTTGGATTGGGTTCTTGCCCGCAATTTCACTCTCTGGAACAACAGGCGTTTGGCTGTAGAACTTCTTCGGCATTAACGCTTGCCCACCTGATGAGCACCTTTGTGGCCAGAGACCCGGTGAAATCCACTCTTATGCGTCCCGGTAAAGCCGTGTGCACCATCGGTTTTGGGCATCTTGAAAGTATGTGCCGGCCCCATGCCATGCCCAATATGATGTTCTGCTATATCTTTCCTGCCCGCACCAATGCTCTTACCATGCGGTTGCTTATGATTTTCGTCAGTGTTGGTCTTACCGACAAGTTCGGTGCCACGCTTCTCACTGCCAACATTGGCCACCGGCTCTTCTGAATGATGTTCCTTGCCGCTGGCTTCACTGCCCCAATGTTCCCAAAGCTCACCCTGATAATCGTTGTGCCCATGAGGCTTATCAATAGGCGGTTCGCCAGTTGATTTGCCATGAGGCTGCTTCGCCTGAGCGCCCCCATCGTATTCGCCATACGGTGGCTTACCCTCGCGCTTGAAGCCCGGATTACCGGGGAAGTGCCCGCTCCGGTCATACCCATCTTCTTTTTTTGGTTTTGACTGTTTGCTTTCTGAAAGACCAATAGCAATTGCTTGCTTGGGATTTTTGACCACGGGGCCTTTCTTTGAACCGGAATGAAGGTCACCTTCAGAGAATTTATGCATCTCAGTGTGCATGACTTTTCTCTTCTCAGCTTTGGTCCGTGTCGGTCCGATTGGCATCACATTCTCCTAGTTGGAAAGACCTTCAACAATTCGCAGCGTGGTAGTGCTGGTACTGGTTATGGCCGCCACATACCAACCTGCTGCATTAGGCGTGGGATTTGGCACCGTCAAGGTTACCGAAGTATTTCCCGGCAACGAATAATTACTGGTGGTAGCGGCAGTATTTGAAGCACTGCCAATGTTATAGAAAAGTTCCTGTGACGATATATTGTAAAGAATAACACTGGGGCCGCATCCAGAAAGCTGAACATTCCCCGAAGACCCGCTAACTGACAAAGTATGTGCGGAACAAGGAGCCATCCCAGTAGGTGGCTGCTGTGCCCAAGAAACCTGGATACATGAAAGAGCAGCAACTAGAAGGGCTAAAATAAGTCTGCCCGTCATATTCATGATGTTGCCTTTTCGTCTTTTACTTTGACTTCCGTAGCGTAGAGGCCTTTTGGGCCTTTGACAGCGGCAAAACTTACCTGAAGGCCATCGTTGAGCAGTACAATGCCTGACTTTCTTAATTCTTTTATGTGAACAAAAATATCCTGTTTTCCATCCGGCAATGTGATAAAACCATAGCCTTTTTGCGGATCAAACCATTTCACACGGCCTTCTGAGGGAAGAACTTCACCTTCCATAGACATTGTTCAACCTCACCATCACGCTTTGTCGCTGAAATAAACAACACGATGGCTAGTTTATTCCGTGTGTTCTGTCAAGATGGACGAAGATCAATCAGCCAGCCGATCAAGTATTATGGCCCTACGTCCCTGCTCCAATTCGTGAAGCTTATGGCCTGAGCTAATATAAGAATTTGATCGCATCAATTGTAAACGCTCATTCAGCCGTTCTGGTTCCAAAACTACCGAGAAATTAAAGCTATCGTGAAACATGAAATGCTTGGACCACACCGCTGGACGTGCACATTCGAATGAAAACCGTGAGGCAAGCTTCTCAGGAGCCCATTTGAAGCCATTTGCTTCCAACTTAGGCCGGTAAACGCGGCCTAGTACTTCGTCCTCCTTAGCTTTAACTGGAAAAACGTCACGATTCTTAGATAAAAACTGCATAAGCTTGTTGGAACGCACACCAAGACCGTTTCCTACATTAAAACCATCGTCATGCCACCATGGAGCACCGATAAAATCATATTTCAGATACTCGTCCGACCACTGCCCCGCATCAATCACCCACCCATCCCATTCAATACTCAAAAACCAGGGAGTTTTTACGAACTTATGCTGTTCATGCCAAAAGAAAGTACAGTGATCCAACAATGTAGACCATTTCGGCACCTTTACCCATTCAGTTTTCGGTATATTCAGGTCAATATCCGAAAAAATAAGTGTATCTTCAGGTTCAATAAGTGCCAAAGTGTCAAGAACAGCTAGACGAGCCAATTCAGGGCACAGAACATCACGCAAAACCAGTGTCACGCCCGGCAGTTTTAGCATCAACCAGCACGCCAAATTGAGAACATGTTCCTGTTTATTTTATTGTGAGAATGTTCTGAATTGAAAGCATCTTCAAACTCTCTACACGGCTGCATTGGGGGAAAATGAGTAGCAGGGTTTGTCAGTTCGGCCAGAAAAAACCCATCAGACGAACCAATAACACGCTGCCGGCCCGCATCGGCTAGAACGGCGGGCCACCGATGATCCCAAGAATCACCGCCGAGTGATTCTAAAAATACAATATCTGCTTCGGTGAAACGTGCCAAGTAAGGCGTTGGCAAAAGATGGCACACGGCATAATGCCCTGGAACTGGAAGCTTCCTTAAAGTGTGGCCAGATTCAGGGGTATTAAGCATAGACTGGTCAGGATCACATTCACGCCAAACCCTATGCAATACAGAAAGTGCCAAACTGACCAATTGGGGATTGGCTAAAACACCTTCAGGCAAAGCTTGTAGAAAAGGTTCATGCTCTACCCGCACATGCGGGGCCAGCACACACAAATCAGCCCTGTTACCGGCCATGGCAATCAGGTTAGGCAATGAGCCATCCCCCCAAAACGAGTCAGGTGGGGCCATTATCATCGTGGCTTTGGCTGAAAAACATTTCTTTGCTTCAGCAATCAGACAACGGTGCAATACATCAGAAACCCCACCGCTCAAATCAATGAAATTAATCTCAAGGCTGGCATGCAGTGACATAATCGATCTAATTTGTTCTTCATTTTCTCTCAATGTATAGATAGACCACAGCACCCCTGCCGCAACACTGGCATTAAGTGGCTGACGCAGCAAAGAACGCAATGTTATATTGTTAAATAGCTTGCAGAAAGCATCCCCGTAAACAACAGAGAAAATTCTTATCATCTATAACCCCAGATCCTTCAAAACCTGAGCGCCCCGGTGTTCCCACAAATGCTTCGCAGCAATAATCTTGCGGCTCTCTGCAATTGCAAATTCACGTTCCTGCATATTTTTCAACCAAAATTTGGCATGATCAACAAAGTTATCTGAAGTAAACTCACCAAAATGAACATTTGGCTCAAAATATTCGTTCATCAAGCCTATTTTCGGTTCACCGCTAACAACGTGGGTCATGATGAAACCGCCAACAGCCATAGCCTCAAGCACCCTTGAGTGTGGGCCAAAACCATGAGAATTCGTGTGCAGGTTTATCTTGGACGAAGAATATACCCCATAAAGTTCTTTCTCGTCCTTCGTATGAGGGGCAGATACCTTAGCAAATTCAGGATATTTATTCCAATTATTACCTTGAAATAGACAATTATCTGAAACTGTCAAAACCATCGATGCAAGAAGAAACCTGTCGGCCCGGCGTGGGTGGTCAATGATCCAGTAACCCACCGCCTCAACTATTCTACGCCACGCCTCCTCAACCTTATCAATTTCATGATCTCTGCTTAAGGTCTCAATAAAAGCCGCCCGCAGCGGCTCCATAAATAGGTTACCCCGCAAGCTGCCACTCAGCGGCTTGTATATCTTATCCATTTCGTTATGACAAAAAATCCCAAATGACACAGGCCCGGGCCAACGAATATCAGGAAACTCAAATTGTTCTAACGGTGGTGGGATGTACCCACAAATTGAAATATCGATACTTGGTTGAGGAATAGCATAAGTCAAAAGTTCTTTATCAACCCCCGTCAAAAGTACACCATCCACCCATTTGGCTGGCAGCCCCAGAGCATCAGAATCGGCCATGGCATAGATCAGATCATTCTTACCCTTGCGCTCACCGTAATAGGGCGTAGTGCCAGGGCGGAAATCCTGTACCCAGGCAATGTGCAGAACACCCGCCGGGAGCCAACCGGGGCGCGATCTGTTTATGTCAAAAACAATATCGTGTTGTCGTAAATTTCCAATTGTGTATTCCATAGGGGGCAGCAACGTGACTTGGTGCCCGGCCCCGGCAATAGCCCCGGACAAACGGCGCAGCATGCGCCAATCATAGGGATTGTCTTCGGCAGGGGTAAAAACAAAACGCATTGCACTATAATCGATTCCTTGCGGTGGCATCAAAGCCTTTTACGGCATTGAATTGATCCGTGTGCACCGTAATTGACGTAGGGTCGCCCCGTAATGCCTCAAGCACCGCCCAATCGTCTGTGCGTTGCAGCAGCGGCATATCAGGGTCGCCGGCCCCTTCTTCGTCTCTGTACCCCTCAAACATTTCTACAAAACCAAGCACAGTTTGAACATAAGCCGGGTCCATACCCAGCTTCTTTGCTTCCTCTGCATAGGCCCTGAGCGCAGCCGGTGCAGCCGGGTCACGCGCACCCAATACAAAATGTGGCCATTTCGGAACTGTTGCATCCCTGCGAACAACAAGATACTTGCTGGACAACTGAGCCATTTTACTTTCCTTTTTTCAGTGCGGTTTTTGCTCGATTATAAAACAGAGACTTTTTGTGCCGAAGAATATGTGAAGCATAGGCCCGTAGGTGTGCCTCTGACAGCACAATTTCAGATGATTGGCCACGCCGGGGCGCTGACATGCTCTTGACGGCCCGCACAAGTGACTGAGGGAACCACCAACTTTCGTTTGTTTCAAAAATCCAGCAGTGGAACTCTGACATGGTATCAATTGAATCTGATACCCACATAAGATCGGCTTCCGCTTCACCAAGCGGCGTCAGCAATATTTTTTCAATGTGGACTATTTCAGGCACAGCACTCAGCGATATTCTTTGGCATATTCAACAAGAACCGTACTGCCCTTGGCTTCGAATGCGTTCTGATACGCTGACACAATCATGCCTGCATCAATCAATCTTACAAGAGCCGTAGTTCGAAACATGCGCCTGAATGCTTCGGTGAAATCGGCGTCATGCTGGGATTGCGGATTGAAAGGGTGCGAACTGGGGGCAGCTACCCTGATAATGACCTTGGGCCAATAACCGCCACTAGAATACAACGGAATACGATCAAGATGATTAACAAGCTGATCGGCTGCCCGCAACATGAAGTTCCATCTTGGAATAATACAAACCGGAACATAACCGTTCAGGCTCATGCCAATACACATGCCCATTTGCATTTCTTCGGCCACTGGCATTTCAATACGCTTGTCAATAGGCACACCCGTCAAAGAACTACTTAGCGCCGTGCCCTCACAGCCAACACCCTGACCAAAGAACATCACTCGTTCCTGCTGACCAAGCCACGTCATGGCCCGGCTTAGCTCACCATTATAGCTCACGGTTCTCCCGAATAAGCTTCCGTACAAACTCATTGCATGTGAACCCAACGGCCACTTCCGACATGCGGATAAGATAATTCATAATGGTATCTGCGAACGTTTATATCGTGATTGCCACCCCACACCGCTTTGGTATCGGTAGCTACCGACTTGCCATTGTCCTCGACAATAACGACCAAGGGCAAGTCATGGCCGCGTGCATAGCGAGTGCACTCGTGCACAATGCCTGACATCGCCGCCATATCGCCAATGAAGCAATAGACCTTGTCACCTTTACCGTCACGCTTAGCGGCCCAAGCCAGCCCCAGCGCCACCGGCACTATGCCCCCTACCATGGCTGAACAAATCACACGCTGTTGGGGAAAGCACAACGCAATGGAACGGCCTTCAAGAATGGCAGCTTTGAGTTCTTCAGGGGGCACACCCTTCAAGAGGCAATGCAGGTGGCTTCGCCAAGTCCCACCTACCCAATCGTTTTCTTTTATATTGTCAAATATGTCAATCAGGGTTTGCTCATTGCCCCCGCCCAAATGAACCGGGGCCTTGATCTTACCCGCATTGAATTTGGCAACAATATCTGCTTCAAACGCCTTCAGCGTTTCAACCGTGTGCCCGGTATCCATTACAAAAATTCCATATGCGGGGGCTGCGGCTCGTTTGAAAAGGCCACGGTGCCTTTCATGAATTTATCCAGCCAAGAATTAGTGTTCGTCTGCAAACAATTAGGCCCGCAAGATTTCTGTGCATCAAATTCATCGGAGCCAAGATACCTGATCACTTCCCAGTAACGGTCACTGGCCCAAATGTCTTTGAACCGTGTGTCGCAGATATTCCCAATATGAAATTTTTTGTACTTTTCGTTAAAAAGGAACCCACAGGGGGCCACAAGACCGCTACCGGATACCTGAAGAATAAACGGAGGGCCATAACAGCGCTGATAGTCACGTTTGCCCTCATTGACCAGCCTGCCCCACTTCACACTCACCCTGAAAGTATCGTCTGTATAGGTTTCAATCTCACGAAACTTATCTTCAAGTGCGGCATACTTAGAGTAATCAACGCCAAGCTGCCCCTCCACATCATCAGCACAATGCTTGATGACCAAATAATCGGGCCTAAGGACATCACGACAAAGCTTGGCCAACGGTATGATTTCATCCTCGTCTTCAGGCATACAAACCATCTGGACATTAATATTGACCGGCAAATTATCGCGGTGCTTGATTGCCATGGCATCCTTGATGTTCTGAATAACACGATCAAAGAACACCTTATTCAAACCCATGGTTTTGGCGTAGCCCTCACGGGTGCCTGCACCAAAATGAAAGCGCAAATAGCTGAGACACGGCAGCAACCGTTCCAACACCACCTTGTTCAGCACCACGCCATTGCTGGAAGCGCCAGTGGCAATGCCAAGCGCATGAGCATATTCCACAGCCTCAAGATAGTTCTTGTGCACCGTAGATTCGCCATCGCTGATAAATGAAATGCCCTTGACACCAATCTCGGCCGCATCTTCAAGAAAGTTGAACACCACTTCCTTGGTCTGATACTTGCGCTCGTTTTCCTGAAGCATGGCGTAGCAACACCGGCAGGAAGCCTGACATTCTCTCGTCATGGCATAATCAATGGTGATAGGAGCTATTTTTTCGCCGCGTTGCCATGCCAAAACTCTATCTTTATACCAGCCTACTTTGGTGCCATCAATGATAAGCTGCTTGGTGAAATCCTGTGTCTGTTCGCTCATATGGCATCGTCTTTCTTCAATTTCTGCCGGGGCTTGTTCTGATCGCGCATCGTATCCATGAACACTTCGGCGCGCACACCAAGCATCTTTCTGGCTAAGCGCTCAACCTCAAGCAAGAACGACCCCTTGTCAATGCCGTGGAAACCTTCGCCAAGAAACTTGATATTGATCGGGTAATCAGACATTTCAATCACCATAGATGCCATACCGAGGGCCACATTCAAGGCACACACCGCCTATAAAATAAATTAGAAGAAATGGAAACCAGAACCCGCGCACACCGGCTATGACCATGCCAACCGCACAAATTATGGCAAAAGGCTTTCTCATGCCGCTATTTCTTTACTTCGTTTTTCTTCCATGAGAGCATCACACACCGCATGTAAAAGAATACTGTGAGCCAGTTCAACGCAGCCGTAGCTTTCCGACGGCACATAAAAGCTTATATCGCCAATGATGCGTAACTTGTTGTGTGGATGGAAGCCGGTAAAGGTCATGACAAACATCCGCTTCTCATGCCCGGCTTTTGCCGCCTGAATAATATTTCGTGAAGCACCTGAACTTGAAATAGCAATTAAAATATCGTTCGGTCTGCCGTGACATTCAACCTGCTTGGCATAAGCTTCGTCATAGCCAAAATCATTGGCTAAGCAGGTCAATGCCGAGGGATCGGAAAGCACCATGGCCCGCAGCCCGGCATTTTTCACAAGGTCAATCACAACGTGACTGGCAATGGCCGAGGAACCGCCATTGCCAATAACCAGTATCTTGCCGCCGTTACCGTCAACCCAGCGAAGCAGGCTGACAACTTCACCCAATCCTTTTTCCAATGTCAGTTCGCCCGTGACCAGTGTATTGCCCACCGCCACCATAAGCGACGCAATGTAATCTTTTATCATTTGAGAAGCCATTCGATGTTTTTCAAAATGTCATCGCGGCCAACATGCTGGCGGTGACCCAATATAGCGGTTTTGAGGCCACCCGCAACATTGCCTACAAAGGCCGCCAGTTCAAGCGGCAGCCCGGCCGCTACCAGGGGGGCACTCACGGCTAAAAACGCATCACCGGCCCCCATAGTGTCAAAGCCGGTGCTTACAAACGCGGGTATGGCAACATCACCCACCAAGCAACCGTAGCGGCCCCGCGTGATGACTATATTTTCGGTTTGCAGCCTGTTGGCAATCCGCCGAACAATCTGCGGTAATGCAATATGACGGTCCCTGACCGTCAGCATGGCTTCCGGCTCGTCCACGCAAACATAATCGGCCCGGTGATAATTGAACACACTATTGAAACCGTAGTTCCCGGCATTGGCCTGGGCCGTCACGGCAAGGAACTTTGCGGTTTGCAACGCCTCACGCTCAAGCTGACCCAGCAAGCCATGACCAAAATCAAAAGCAATGCACAAGTCAGCCTGAACAATCAGTTCACCAAGTTTCTTTCTAAAGCTGACCCGTTCGTCGGCTTCAATTTCTATTTCCCTGCTTGAATAAACCTCAAACAGCTTGCGTGAGAAATCGGCATCGACAAAACGTGTTTTGGTGATGGTGGCAAAACTGGTAATCACTTCGGCCCCGCGCCACTCACCGTGCTTGGCGGCGGCCCGCACCCCACCATTGAACTTTTCCGTGTTGGTGCCTACCACCGCAAGGATAAATTCCTTTGACGGCTTGGCCAAAGGCTTCACGTAACGGTATTCGTCTATGACGGTTTCACCTATAAAGGCTATCTTGAGTTTATCCGCCCTTTCAAATGCCTGAAGAATATCTGGCAGGTATTTACGCACACCTTCAATATAGGCCAAGGCAGCATCGCTGAGTTTGACGGTACGCAATAGTTCGGTTGAGGACCACTTTTCGGCGGTAGTGATATGAAAGCTGCCGCCAATCAGCTCCACCGCCTCACGTTCAATGGCCAGATAAGGATTATCGGTATTGGCATAATCGGGGCCTTTGACGTAAACCGCAGGCTTGATTTTATAGATAGAATCAACCGCCGTGCCGGTTTCACTGATAATCACTTCGTCCACACATTCCAGCGATAATAATGCTTCGCGGCGCTGCTCGGCGGTGAAGTGCGGCCTACCGGGGCCTTTATTGACGTGGGCATCGCAGGTGATGCTGACCACCAGCCGGTCACCCAAGGAACGGGCTTCCGTCAAATGACGGATATGACCCAAATGCAATAAATCAAAACAGCCATGGGCTAGAACGGTATTCATGGAAAGTACCAATACCAAGCATATTCCAACAAAGGCCACCAAATCAAAATACCCAAAACGGTCACACTCATAAAACACAACAGCAGAAGCGCCACGATCAGGTTTTCAATAGTGAAGTAGTGGATCATAAGAAATCTTTACCCCAGATCATCACCACAACACTGACAACGCATATCAGGCGAATTACCGCTGGAATACCAGATCACCCCGGCAGGGTGACCGCGTAACCGGCACCAAAGGATCTGCCACGTTTGTTCTTCACGATCCCATTCAACAGGAGCGAACAGGTAACGCCACCAGGACAGGTAAAACCAGCGCATGCCTGATTATACGTTCGTAGGGGTAAGAATACAATGTTATCTAAACGATAACAATTATCGAATCTTACTCAGCGATTCGTGGGGACTTGATTTTATGCACGTATGCAGGAATACTATTACTTCTTTCGATAATCATTTTAGAATCTTGGTGCGTAATTCGACGGGAACCGGCACAGCCACACAGGGGGAGGGGGACCTCTTTTCATCTTCATCGCACATCCATGCCCCAGCCCGGTATTGTGCTCTAGAGCCATGGTGGCCGTGCGGTAGCTCCTGATCCAGAGGAAGGATCAGGAGCTTGGATGCTTTGACTACCCCATAAGAGTTAGGTTAGCGGCATTCGCGCCGCGCTGCCCATTTAACCCTGTTGCTGGTCGAACCGCTTTTCCATTTCCAAATCTCGCAATTCCGTTCCACTCTCGCCAATCTCGGAATAGAACACGTAATCAGCCGGTCCCTCATATTCGTCATACGCGGGGCAACCCCAAGTGCCCGGACCGTTCTCCGGATCGCCGTCGTCAAATTCAGCTTCATGTGCGGTGTACTTATACCCCAACGCCAACAGATGCTCGTGTAAAGCTAAGTTGAATGGCATAGCTTTGCTCCTTTGATTTGAGTTCACTCTAGACAGATAGCAGAACACAAAGCATCTTTCGAGATAATAAGCTATAAAAGATAACATACCGCCATGCAGAAATAACATGGGTTTTATCGTTTATAGCTATTGAAATTATCACGGCTTTAAAGTACTTTCGTTTTGTTAGCTGGCGCACACATACCCGTTACAAGCGCCCTTGAAACCCTCACAGTGGCAGCCCTGACAAGCTGCGGTAACGGGCAGAAGGAAGAAGCTATGAGCAACGTGAAACATATCAGCTATTACACCAACGTCACGCAGCAGTGGTCAAAGCCCCTGGGGGCCAAACCCACTGAGGCGCAACTGTCACTGGCCCATGTGTTTGGGCGACCGGGCAAGCAAAGCTTGGCGGTGGCAATGGCGTTGCGTGACGGCGGCGTGACCGGCAGTCAGGTCAAACTGGCGTCAAGCCTGTTTGACGGCAAAGCTACCCCGCAGTTGAACCACATGCGTGACTTGATCAAGGCCCGCATGTTCAACCGTGAGGCGGTGCCGGGTGCCTACGCCATTACCCTGGGGCCAAAGGGTCAACAGTTTGTTGACCTGCATGGTGCCAAGGCGGTTGAAAAACTGGCTGACAAAGCGGCCGGTGACAAGCCCGTCAAGGCCGGCAAAAAGGCCAAGGTGAGCAAGCCGCGTAAGGCCAAGGCTGAAACCGTGACCATCACTGAAACCGCGCCTGAGGCGGTTGTGGTGCCGGTCAGCGGTGAAGCCCCGGCTAAGCACGCTACCGCGTAACTGAGCTAGCCCCGCGCAAATGCGGGGCTACTTTCATTTGCTTGTCCTGCATCTTCCTCTAGAGTCACCCACATCTAATCCCATCGTCGTTTTCCAGACGAACCAAGCCATAACCTCATCGGCTCATCGCCCGTGAAAACTCATCCAGTGATCTTCCAGAGGAAGGGTAAGGCCGTCGTCCAGAGCGGCCTAAATGGCTCATCTCACTGGTTCAGGAAGTAATGATTGGGTGTCTTCGGGAGGAGCTGAAGCCGTCGTCGCCGTTGGCCGCCAAGCGACGCGTCGGCGACGATAGCTCCTAAAGATCACCTTGTCAAGCCCCTAAACCTCATCCAGCATGATCCAGACAACCCCAATAATCAATAAACCTCATCGTCTAACCCTGTATACGGCTCCGCAGGAAGCATAAGCAGCAGCAAGCGTACGTCGCATGATCTCATCTGATTGGATCTTCCAACACACAGGGCAATAGGTGCGTCTGCATATCAATAGCCGTGGTTCCTTACCATTCCATCCACCACCCCTCTTAGGCGCTCTTACCAGCATTACCTGCCTATGCTGCCCGCAAAACCACTCCCCCACCATGGTGCGAAGTATCTCCTCAGAACCACGATAGAAAACTTCCACCTTTGCGCTTCGCACCATATAAAGCTTCATTCTGGGCCTTCATGGCAACGTCCTGTTCCTTGAAAACATAATTTGCATACTCAAATTGAGTCCCCTGTTTCTTCACCCATACCTTGCCACCCCTAAGTTCCATCGTACCTTTGGCTTGTCCTTCTATGAATTTAGGCAATCCTATTGACTTATTGAGTGGTTCCCACCACTCAACCTTGGCAGTTAATGCGCCCAATAAATTGCCTAGATCATCCATCATCCTGATCTACCCCGCTCTTCGCCCTTACCCATCTTCCACCATAATCTGATTCTTCATATTATTGGTGTCTTCGTAGGATCATCTACAAAGTACCATTCAACCGGCTCAGGGCGGCCGCTGATCCCCGGCCTCCACTTTAATTTAACCTGACGGCTAACATGATTTAATCCAACGTCCCGCATGGTTTTTCTAGCTAAACCCTCAATATATTGAGGAATGGTAATCCCTGCTTTTGGCACCAACGGTATCCAAAAAGTGCCATCCGGGCGTGCCTGTGGCCTATTGCCCGGTGTTAGGATTGGAGCGACCATGATACTTCTTCATTCCTGTTCTACCCTGCTTGAGCAATATACTGATCTCATCCTTGCTCATAGTAGGTATCTTGGCCAACAATTCCCGCTTCTTGGGGCACCTTGGCCTTGATTGTTTGTTTATCTTCCTCATAAGGGCACAACAATTGGCCCTGGGCCTCTTGGTTTTAACGCCATCCGTCGTGATATAGCCAAGAATAATAGCCAAAGCGGCTATCCGTCCATATTCATAGGGCGTTTTTGTAATGATCTTTTTAATGACAACCTCTGGATGGCCCCTGGTTTCGGATGCAGCCATTTGCATCCTACCCTTGGCGCGCTCCTTGATGAACTCTGGAAGTGGAATTGTTCCACGGTCGCAAATCTCCCAATGCCACCTGATATGATGCTTCGTCTTGGTTGGCATCTGGGCCACTGCATCGCGCCATTTGGCGAACCAGTAATCTTTATCCCTCGTATCCCATTCGTGCTTGAGTGGAATGGCCATGCGTGGTGAGGCATTCTTGTTCAAACCTTTGAATGCCTGAATAGCTTCTTCCAGGGCATTTGCCGGTGTCAGGCAATGACGTTCACATGGTAAATTATCGTCTAGGGCCATGAATGATCTTGGCCCGCTAAAATCCCAATATCTAACGTCATACCACATGGGGCCAGCCTAGCACTGAATGAACGAAGTTTCAGCCAAAACAAAGGACCCGCAGCTTTAGGGGCCACGGGTCCAACTTGCAGAACAGAATTACAAGGTAGTTTCCAAAGGTTTTCGGAATGGTTATGTTTTGGGTTTACTTCATGCCGTCGCTCTCCTGCGTAAGGGTTGATGTATGCTCAGGCAGTGCAGCAAATTTATGGGAGCGTTTCAAGCTTTTTATAAGAAAACGGCCCCGAAAGCGTGGAGCTCTCGGGGCCTCTATAAGTGGCTGTGGTGCCGTCCACTAAGGGGTTGCCATGACACCCCTCCGACCATGTGCCCGGAAAGCCACCGTTGTTTTCATCTGTGGGTCTTCAAACCCAGCACAACGGCTGGGGCATAAACTGAGTAAGAAGTGGCGTTCCACAGGGTATCTGAAAGAAGCGTGCCCATGAGCGGGGCTCTGGGGGAGGACGGGGGAAGTTGCAACCACCCACAGGCACGGTCAGCAACAAATCACAGGCTAAAAGAACTTTCAAGTAAAACTTACGATAACACTTCCTACATATTCGTAAATCTGCCTGTTATATTCGTTTGCAATTTGCTTCAATCAGTTTGTGTGACCGGCAATCGCGTGGTTTAGTTGCGGTTTTGGCCGGTCACGTTTTGAAAGGGCGCTGATAACCCTTGCTGAGCCGCGCCAGTGAACTTGCGCGGCCTATGAACAATAACGGGCACACTTCAAACACCGCTAATCAATGGGCACCTAAAGCCCGCTGCACTTGATGGGAAGCTTATACAGATGCGCGCCCCACAATACGGCCAAGGCAACAAACGGGTGAAGCCGCCCGCGTTGCCGCGTGAGAATGCACTATTGGGCCGTGTGCAATTACCCCAACGTGAAAAACGCAAGTCACGCGAGGATAACAGGGTTGTGCATTGGGGTTTCGGCCGTGATTTTGGCCGTCACCCGTGGGCCGAGCATCACTAAGCGGCAAGCGGCAGTAAAGAAATAACCCGTACCCCTACCGGGCCGCCTGAAACAGGGCGAGCGGTTTAACGTGAGCCTTTAGGCTCATAGTTAGCTGCGTCACGGGGCTACAAGCCAATTGCATGCCTTTGCTGCCCTGGCGCTCACTGTTGTGCACTACGCATGATTTGCAAGGCCATAACGCAAGCTTGGCTGACTACAGCCCATACGTAAAATTCCCAAGGGTTCCACGCCTTGGGCCGGGCGTTCCCCGCGTCATACTTGGGTGTATCTTTTCTTGTATGCCAAGCTTTTGTTCTCCTTGCTGAAAGCGCACCAATAACTGTATGTATCGTTTACTTGACTTAAACTGAATAAGAAACCGCGTTTTGATCTCATGCCGCGCAACCTTTGCTATGGCAGCACCGCAAACAAGGCTTGAAACCAACAACACACACAATCTATTGGGCCGGGCGCTCGAAGTGCCCGGCCTGTTAGTCAATTTTGACAAGAAGGAGATTTAGCTATGTCAACCCGCGCATTATACACCTTCAAAGGGGATGAAGGAAGCTTCAACGTCTACAAACATCATGACGGGTATCCATCCGGCGCAGCGCAAACGCTGAAGACAGCCATTGATTGGTTTGCGTGGCAGTTGCCACGCTTTGAAGCCGATGAATTTGCGGCGGCTTTCTGTGCCGCCGGGAAAATTGGCTGGGTTAGAACGGCTAAAGAAATAGCCGAATGGGCACGGGAACACGGCCCCACAAGTTCTACCCGTGCATGGGTTGGCGGTGGCGTCCGTTTGATGCCTGCCGGTGATCCTACGGCAGTCGCTCTCGCAAACTGTAGCGATATTGAATATCGTTACGAAATCACAGTTGGCACACCACTCCCCAAAGCCATTGAAGGTATTGCCCGCAAGAAGCCGGTTGCGCCGGAACTGTTAATCAGAGCCTTCAAAGGAAATTGGTGGGATTCAAAAGCCGAAGAAAACGAAATCTTTAATGGCACATTCACTCGCTTCCATCTTTGGGCGCTTAAGAAAGACAAAGTTAGAGTAACTTGATCATGCCCGAAACCATTCATTTGCACTGGCTCTTTGCGGTTCCTGGGTGCACTGGAGGTGTAGCTGGTTTACGCGGGGTTACGCTCGGCACATCTATCTGTGGCAAATACAATTTACCGCGTAACGAACTGACGGCGTTTATAGACGATGCCACCTGTGAACGCTGTCTAGAGATAGCAGATCAACCACCGAAGCCTCAACGGATGCCCCGTGAAAGGCTTCTCAAAAAAGGAACTTGGCTATGAAACTCTCAGAGAGAGCTATGCTCTCAACACTTCATCGAGGCATGTGGTCAGGATCAAAGCACGACCAGCAAGTCACCGAAGATACCGCCGAGGCGCATAAGGTCGATACCAAAGAAGCCGGGCGCTACAGCAAGCAACTCATCTCACGTAAGTTCCTGTCCAAAGTTGCCAGCAAGATGACAGTAGCGCGTCAGACCCACCGCATTCTCACGTTGCCTTGGGATGACGAAGGGACGCGCATCCTGAGCGCCCAAGGCTACCTGCACTATACGCAAGTCATGCGAACCTGCCGTTTGGGTGTTGAAAGCGCTGCCGGTGAGTTCTTGAAGAACTATCCGGATCATATCCGGGTAGCCAAAACCCTGTTGGGCAATATGTTCAACAGTGAAGATTATCCTTCCGCTGAAGAACTTAAGAAAAAGTTTTATCTCGACGTTGAGATAAAGCCAATTCCAGAAGCCGGTGACTTCCGCACCAAGCTTGCCAACAACACCGTAAAGGCCATAGCGGACGACATTGAGCGCCGCACCAACGAGCGCATTGAAGCCGCAGTCAAGGATGTGTTCCAACGCATCGTTGACGTGACGGGCAAGATGGCTGAACGGCTTGGCAGCTACGAACCGTCACAGGGGGAAGGGAAAGCCAGCGGGTTGTTCCGCGATAGTCTTATCTATAATGTTAAAGAATTGGCTGACCTGTTGCCATCTCTCAATATTGTGGATGACCCACGGTTGGATGGCTTAGCCAAGCAGTTGAATGCTGATCTTGTGCAGCACTCGCCTGAGATACTTCGAACTGACGCCAAGATCAGGAAGCAAACGGCTCTGAAAGCCGATAAAATATTCAAGAAGGTAAGCACTTATCTTGCTTAAGCAACCCCAACCCCGCACTAAAGGATATTTAGATATGGGCCTAGATATGTACCTACGCGGTGAGAAGTTCTTTTGGACTGATTGGGAAAAGCCTGCGAACAACCGCATGGAAGATAGCTTCAAAGTCAGCTCTCTAGAACTTGAATTGGGCTACTGGCGCAAGCATCCAAATCTGCATGGTTATATTGTCCAAACCTTTGCGGGTGGCAAGGATGAATGCCAAAAGATAGAGTTGGATCAAAACCGGCTCCACCAATTGGTGGTGGCTATACGGGAAAACCAACTGCCACTCACCGAAGGATTTTTCTTTGGTGTCAGTGAGAAGTCCAAAAAGCAGGATGCGGAAGATCTTGGGATTCTTGCCAAGGCCATTGCTTGGCTTGGCACAGAAGAAAAAGGTGTCTCCCGAACTGTTTACTACCATGCTTCTTGGTAAATCACCACTCTAACCCAAAGGAAACTAAGCTATGACTGAGACAATCAAAACAGCCCGTGATCTTTGCAAGTTCTATATGGGTCAGAATATTCCTGTCCTTGTTAGTGGGCCGCCCGGCGTCGGCAAGAGCGATATGTGGCTGCAAATTGCCCAAGAGACGAACCGTGGCTTCATCGATCTGCGCTTGGGTATGATGGACCCGACCGACCTTCTTGGCTTGCCAAGCGTTCACGAGGGCACCACGCGGTGGAACCGCCCGGCATGGTTCCCGGATGAGAAACGGGATGGCAAACAAGGCATCATCTTATTTGACGAGATTGCCGATATTGGCCGTGCCATGCAAAGCGCAGCCTATCAGTTGATCCTTAACGGCAGGGCTGGCCCGCATGTTCTTGGCGATGGATGGTACCGTTGCGCGGCAGGCAACCGACGCGAGGACCGTGCCGCCGCACAGGCCATGTCTACGGCATTGGCGAACCGTTTCGCCCACATTGACATTGTGTCGGATGTGGATGCTTTCATTGAGTGGTGCAACAGGAACGATATTGACCCGCTAATCCCCGGTTTTATCCGGTTCAGGCCAAACCTGTTGCACAGCATGGAGGGGGCTGATCTCAGAGCCTTCCCTACCCCCCGTGCCTGGGCACGCGTCGCCAAATGTGTGCAAGCAGATGCCTCAATGCGCTTCCGTTTGGTGCAAGGCTTGGTAGGGGAAGGCCCTGCCGGCGAATTTGAGGTCTACATGCGTGGCCTTGACCTGCCATCGCTGGAAGACATCCTGGCCGATCCGAAGCGTTGCCCCATCCCCAAATCGCCCTCGAGTAAATATGCCCTAAGCTCCATGCTGGCGCGCTACGCCAAGCGTGACAACTTCGGCAAGATTGTCACCTACATTTCACGGCCTGATTTTGGCCGTGATTTTGAGACCGTGACAGCATTGGATGCCACCAAGCGGGATTCGTCACTGTGCGATACCAAAGCCTGGATTGAGTGGGCCAATAGAAACAATGATCTTCATCTGTGAGGTTCAGCCATGCAATGCTCAGAATGTCGCTTTTTTAAGGGACCAACCCCCAGGACTGATCGCGGTGGTTACTGCCACCGCTTCCCACCACAAATAATCTATGAAAGCTACAACAACGAAAATCACGGTCAAATCACTCAGCATTTCCCTTGGATGGAAAATACTGAATGGTGTGGCGAGTTCCGTTCAATGGTAGACCCAAGGATATAAAATGAGCGAGCCAAAGTATCCAGATATCAAAGTCAAGCTCGTGGGTAACAACGGCAACGCTTTTGCTGTTCTTGCCAACGTGGCCGGGGCCTTGAAGAAGGCCAAGGTGCCTACCGAGGAAGTGGCCAAGTTCTATCAGGAAGCCACGGGCGGCAATTACGATCACCTTTTAGCAACCTGCATGAAATGGGTGGATGTATCATGAAGCTTGTCACACAAACCGATCTTGAAGACCTTGCTCTGCTGCTGGAAGACCTTGTCAAGCGGTTGCCCAAGATGAAGCGTGAGGAACGCATTGACGTGGCCGCGCGTGTTCGCACCGCAGCCAAGCATCTTGAAGCCATAGATAAAATAGTCAAGGACGAAGTCAAGGAAGTGCGAAAAGGTAAGGAAGGCTACGTCAACGGCGAAACCTGGAAGGCCAAGCTCTCACTGGTGTCGGTCACACGTCTGGATCAGAAAGCCCTCAAGGAAGTCAAACCCAATATCTGGAATGAATTTGCCAAGGACAATGAGGATCAGCGCGTCTCATTTGAGCCACGATAAGGGAGAAGGACCATGGTCAACAAAAAAGCATTTGATGCTGTTATACGAGCACGTACCATTTTAGTGGTAGGGCAACCTTTTTTCGGCACGCTCGCCCTGCATCTGAATGTAGTGGAGGTTACCAATCCGGCTCAGGTCAATACCATGGCCGTGGACGGCGTGAACCTCTATTTCTATGCACCGTTTGTTCTTGGGCTGAGTGAAGAGGAAATTGTTGGTGTCATTGCCCACGAAACGATGCACTGCGCCTATAGCCACTTCTCGAGACGTGGGCACCGCGATGCCCGCAAGTTCAATATTGCCGGTGACTTTAGAATTAACGACGACCTGAGAAAAGTTCCATTTACATTGCCAATGAAGCCAATCAATCTCAAACAATTGATGGCCGGCGAACAGGGTCATTTGTACGATCCCCAATTTGCCAATATGAGCACCGAAGAGATCTATGAAAAGATACCTGACCCGCCGCAAGCCCCGCAAGGGGGCAGGGGGCTTGATGACGGCGGCTGTGGGGCCGTGCTTGATGCAGGCAGTGGCGCGGCTGATGGCCCTGACAAGGCCAGTGCTGAGCAAATAGCCCATGAATGGCAGGCTAACGTGCGTATGGCTGTCAGCGTGGCCCGTGCCGCCAATGCGGGCAGCACACCGGGCTACCTTGAGCGGCTAGTCACGCAATTGAAGCGCCCCAAGGTTTCATGGCGTGACCTGACCCGGCAGTTCATTGACCAGTCAATGACCACTGATTACAGCTACCGCAAGCCTAACCGCCGTCACATTGCCAGCGGTTTGATCCTGCCCGGCAGCGTGCCCGATGCTTTGCACGAACTGGTCATGTTCGTTGACTGCTCAGGCAGTATCAGCGACGAAATGATGCACAGTTATGTCAGCGAAGTGGCCGGTGCATTGGACGACGGAACAGCCGATAAGCTGTGGGTTGTCTACGCCGATGACGGGGTGCGGCATGTGGACGAGTACATGCCGGGTGACGTCGTGAAGTGCAAAACACTTGGGGCCGGTGGTACTAACTTCGATGACAGCTTCAAATGGCTTGTGAAGAATGCCCCCGATGCCGCCTGCGCTATTTACCTCACCGACATGGAAACTGGATCGTTCGGCCAGGACCCCGGTATCCCAACTATGTGGGGGTGCTATTCGACCGAAGAAAGACTAAAATCAATCAAGCCACCATTCGGAACTCTTATCTTGGTGGAAGGCCCTCACTAACATGTATCCATGCAGTCCGTTTCCATATTGCATAAATTGCAGTAACAGATATTCCAAATTCCTGCGCTAACATAGGTCCACTCTTTTTACTCATATAAATATATCTAACCTGATTAAGCGTCAATTTAATATTTTGACGGGTTTTCTTATCTTTGTGGTAAGTATGATAACCTTGAACACATGCAGTGCCGTTCGGGCATTTACATTTACTGCCAAGTTTTAATTTTCTGGTTTCCCGCTTCCAAATTTGTTTAGTTCGAATATCATAAATCGTGTCATAACTTACCCCATATTGGGTGCTTAATTTTCTCATACATGCGTTTTTGGCTATAAAAATTTCCTTCACTTTTTTAGTGGTCAAAATGTTTCCACCAGAAGATTCGCCGTGTACTTGAGAACCATTAACAATTCTATCTTTGCTATTCTGTTCATGAAGAATGCACTCAACATTCCAAGGGGCATAAGGGCCTTTGTCGCCCTTGCGGGCCATCACATATCGGCCCCGTCCCCGCCCACGTTTCTTCATCCAATTATAGCCTAAATGATCCTCCCACCACTCAACCCATTCTTCAAAAGTAAATTTCCATACTATATTTCGTTCAAAAGCGGTTTGCCGTTGTTCTCTAAAACGTTGTTTTACTAAGTTAATACCCATCTTGCTTTCCTCACCGTAAATTAGTATAGTTACTATACCTATAGGCCATAGGAGGCAATACATGAATTGGTTTGCATTGCAACGCCAACAATGGATTAAAGAAACGATAGAAATATTTGGATTCATTAATAGAGAGCACCTGGAACTAAAATTTGGGATATCAACTCCCAAAGCTTCTAAAGACTTGCAAGAATATCAAAAGCTTTATCCTAAAACGATAATTTATAATAAAACATCTAAAAGATATGAAAAAGGGCCACACTGAGAATTTCATGAGTAAAAACCAGCTTTTCATCATCATGAACTACAATCTGATCTTGATGCAAAACTACCGTGAAAAGCTGGTGGCCTGGAAGGTAGGAAAAGCCGAGGCCCTGCAATATGGGCTTTAATCCTAATCTTAAGAAACAAATTCCTTGACAGCCCTTTCTGCACCACTTATATCCAACCGAATTGGTGCTGACTGCGGCCAACCCCAGGTGATTGTTCTCATGCAGCCCCACGAAGAACCGGCCCGGCCGCTTGACCTGTCAATACCAGAGGATGGTTCAATACCGGCTTTTCTGAAACGCCCATTTGAAAACGAAAGTGAGAACGGTGCCATGTGGAACAAGTTGTGGAGTGAACAGCGTAAGGTCTACGCCAGCGACGAAGCCAAGGCTGCTGCTGAGCCTGAAGCCGAAGCACCGGCCGCAAAGCCCAAACCTGTGAAGGCTGACAAACCGGCCAAAAAGGCAACGGCTAATGGTGCCAGCAAGCCCAAGGCTGAAGCCAAGGCCAAACCTGCGGCTAAGGCTGCGCCCGCTAAGGCCACTGCAAAGCCTGCCAAGGGCAAAGCCAAGGCTGAGCGTAAACAGGATCCGGCTAAACTGGACGCCTTTGGCTTCCGCAAAGAGAGCATCAAGTCCAAGGCAGCGGCCCTTTATGCCAAAGGCAAAGGTGCGACGCTGGCAGATGTTAAGGAAGCGCTTGGCAGCGTGCAATTCAACTTGCTTACGGAACTCAAGGAAAAGGGTTACGAGGTTGAAGAGTCGGAAGTCAAGAACACCAACGGCCGTATGGTGACCCGTTACAAGATAGTTTCCAAAGATTAAGTAAGCGTTGCGTCCTGCGTATAGGGCCAAGGGCACCCCAGTCCTTGGCCTTTTTCAATCCAAACCAAAAGGAGAAATAAAATGATAGACCTTGCAGCAATTCCCGCTGAACGTCTTGCTATGTTGGACAACGCAAAGCTTTACAACGGTTCGCATGACGGCGGGACTGGTGGCCCAGATTGCAAGCATTGTGCCCGTGAATTGCTCTATGAGGTTGTTACTGGTAATCATGCAGATAAAGTGCCGCCCGGATGTTCGGTCATGATTGGCGTTCTGCCAACATTCAATGATGGCCCTTGGCTCAACGACGATCATCGCACGGAGGTGATGCGTCCCTACCTCAAGAAAATGCTAACCCTTGATCCAGCAAGGGATGCTGAACGAGTTTTCTATCTGCTCGATCACGTCTACCGAGCCGACCTCCCAACCATCTGCGACCTGTTTAAGGAGGATGAGGCTGCAAAAAAGTTGCGCGGGTTGGCACCAATCACCAATAACAAATCTGCGCTGCGTGCGCTGGATGCGATGCGTGCGCTGGGTGCGCTGCGTGCGCTGCGTGCGCTGGATGCGCTGGGTAAAAAGCAAATCGCCGAAGCGTGGGCCAAGAACTGTACCGACGCCCTCGATCTTATCTGCTCTATTGAATGATAGGATCAGATCATGATGTCAAAACCGCTTAACTTTGAAACCGCGCAATCCAGAAACGACTGGATCATTGAGCATGCGGAATATTTCACTACGTGTCGGATGATAAACAGAAAATACATCCGCAACGAACATAAAACTCTGGACGAAGCGCGGCGGCATGCCAAAACGATGCTGGCCGAGAACGGCACCAAGCCGGTTCTCATCTACGCGGTACAGGGTAATTCAGATACCTACATTGAAATGGTCAAGCCCTGATCTCATCCACCCCCAACCAAAGGAACCCAATCATGGCCTACAGAAACGATAAGCCAGAAGTTGTGACCAAGCTACAACTACAAGGACGAACTAACTCATCTCAACCTTGGGGTATCTATAATACCGTACCACTTGGTCACGAACCGGATGAAAACGAAGGCAAAGCCTTACGGCGTGCCAAGGCTGAGATTGCCCGGCTTAAGGCCAATTGGCATGATAATTACGATCAAACCATTGAGTTCCGGGTAATTGAGCTATAGGCCGTTGCCCTTATAAGCCACGCTGATGCGGGTTTAGCTGAAAGGGCCACCCACGTAGCCCATGAGCCTGAAGCCTTACCAGCAGTCACCCCAAGCCAGTTATACCATGCTTGGCGCTGCGTGCTTCATGGGGTACAGTCATAACCATCAAAGGAGGGCAATCTCCTGCCGCAGCCGCGCGGGGCAACGGGCGAGTGTAGGCCACCGGGGTTTTGTCATAGCGGCCCCGGCCAAGCGAGCCACTACAAGTTATCCCTCTGGGCCTTCCTTTGACCGGCGTGGGTCATGACCAGCGAAGGGGTAAAAGCCCCGCAGTTTCTTTCACAAAAGGAATTAAGGATGATTGAGCATACCGATCCGTTCTATCAGAAAATTGCCAGCACCATTGAACTACACGGTAGACAGCTACTAGCCATAGGGGCGGGGGCCAAGGAACCGGCATTTGCCTATTCAATAGGAAATCATTTGAAGGGTTTCCCTGAATTGCTTATCATTGGCAACATGCAGCCTGAAATAGCCCAAAGCATTCTCAATAAATTATCAGATCAAGTAATTGCCGAGAATAAGGCATTCCTCAACGGTGCGCTGGTCAATATTGGGGGCAAGTTTGATTTGCAGGTGTGGGATACGACCATCATAGCCAAAGTGCAATACACCCTCCAAGCCACTGAGTTCTACCGGCATCAAGAATACGCCGTCCAGCAAATCATCCTGCCCGATCCAAAAGGGCATTACCCTACCGATAAGCGCTGCCACAAACGCTACCGCGTGCCGGTGCTGCGTAGCACTACAGCCATCATGCAATCTCTAAAGATTCACTAGGACGTATAGCTTGAAAGCTCGGCTTGTGGTTGGGCGGATCTGCAAACCACAGCGCAAGCCGTGATCTACCGCGTTACTGTGGGGCCAACAAAGCGCAAACCCCGGTCCACTAATTTGTCCTTTGGGGGTATTGGCAGTGCTCCTGTTATGGCACTGAAAAGAAGCAGGACAGGCTTGGGCAGTTCAGGTGGCTCAAGTGAACCGGCGAAGCGGCTCCGTTGGGTATAGCTTCGTAGCTTGGTTCGGGGACTACCTTCCAGTATCCAGCTCTAAGGATACCTGGGGGTAGGCGTAGCTGTCGCTTCGCCTTGGTCCTTCGAACCGGCTCAGCTCTCACATTGGGTATAGAACATATAGTGGACATTAGAACTAGAAATTCTAAGGAATATTCCAGTAGAACTTCCAACTATAGGAACTATTCTATGGCACGAACTGTCTCAAGTTCTCAGGAACCCAAGAAACTTCCGTACAAATTCTACGGAGAAGAACAAAATTCCAAGATCAAGCGTCAATATAAACTCAGTGAGCTAAGGAAGCTTCTTGAGAATAAAACCTGGGAACAGGTGATTGATGCCACCATTTACGGCCGTGAATTCAGCGGTGTGTATTTTAGCGGGAGGATCGGCAAATTCATGAACCAAATGGCCTTGGCCGTTGTGGCCTTTGACCGCATCGTGGTCATGAAGTTCCTGAATTCTAAAATAACACCCTTCACCTTTCACGCTTCTGCCATTCTCAACGGTTCCCACAATGGCGGCTTCCTGCTTTGCAAAGCCGATTTCATGAGTAGGCACACGGGCGATATAAAGCTGACCGATTTGGTCGTTTTGGAGGAGAATGATGATAATGCAGCAACACTACCGAATAGATTGTGAATGCAAAGGGACCGGCCGCATAAAACGATATATTGGTCACCCAGGTAGAATTGCAATTTTTGTTTGCTTTGCGTGCACGGATAATACCACCGATGACAACCCCAACCCTCAACAAACTGCTGGCGTCATTGCCGAGCTTGAGCAAAGCTGATTTAGCCACGGTATGTGCCGCTGCTGATAGCCTGCTAGGCTTAATAGGGGGCTTACCGGCTACGTCAAATAACCCGGCCGCTACCCCCCTATTTGACGCGGTGACGCACGCGCTGGGGCTGCGCCTGGGCTTTGCGGCGTTTCAAGCTACAGCGACGTATAAAACCTTTAGACGGGGTGAAGTTGCCGTAAACGATTTTGTTGATGCTGCCTTCCCCGAAGCTTGTGATAAGGTATCACGCAATGCCATCCTGATCTTTCTGGTTGAATGCCTCATGGATGACCTGAAAGCACGGCATGTTCCATTATCTATCGGGGCATTATGTAATAATCTGGAACGCGCCCCACAGGTGTTCCGTGATGCCTTCCCCGGCTATGTTGAGAACGGGTTGGCTCACCTCATCTTCAAGTCAATGACAAGGAGAGACTAATGTTTGGCCGGTGGCCCTTAATGCTGAAAAGCACTCACGAAGCGGTCAGACGAGAAAATTATACGCTTCGTGATGCCCTACGTGAAGCCAATAAAGAACTGCAAAAGCACCGGGCACTGATTGGTGGTTTGCGTAGCGGGGCAATCGATCTTGCACAAACCCTGACCAAGAAAACAGAAAAAGCACGCTGATTGTGCTGTTAGGTGCCCTCCAAGAGAATCTACTTACAGTCCTTTCCTGGGATGATGAACGCGCGCCATTGGTCCGCAGTCTCATCGGGCCTGAACTGTACGGGGGGCATTACCGAACCATAGCCCTCAGAATCTACGATTACATAGATAAGTACAAGAAGGCCCCCAAGGATCATCTGCCCGATATCCTGATGGATAAGCTTGAGGCAGAAAATGCCCGCGAAGCTGAATTATATGAGAGTACTATCTCATCTATTTCAGTTGCGCGTGAAGGGCTTAATATCGAATATGTAATGTCTCAGTTGGAGACATTCATCAAGCGCCAGTCATTGCGTGGCGTGGCCATTGACTTGGCCAAGGCGCTGCAAAAGGACACCGAAGAATCGCTTGAAGAAGCAGCCACGCTGATTGCACGGGCCAATACCGGCACGCTGTCAGTGTTTGATCCAGGCATCAGGCTCAGCGACAAGAAAGCCATGAGCTTCCTTGATTTGCAGGAAGCTTCGTTCCCTACCGGAATACCTGAATTGGATAAGCGCGGCTTCGGCCCTACCCGCAAGGAACTTTGGCTGTTCATAGCGAATACAAAGTCCGGAAAAAGTTGGGGTTTAATGCAGTTAGGAAAGATGGCTGCTTTGCATCGTTTCAAAGTATGCCATATTTCATTGGAAATGTCACGCGAAAGATGTGCTCAACGCTACTACCAAAGCCTGTTTGCCATTTCAAAACGCAAGGAAACCTTCAGGAACACCAAGTTTCAGAAAGACAAGTTAGGCAGGATCACTGGTTATGATGATATACGGGTGCAGCCCTCATTGAGTTATGATGATCCTAAAGTTAGAAAGAAACTTGGCCGACGCATCGACCGCTGGTCTGATCGGCTACTTAAGAATGTCATCATCCGTGACTTTCCAATGGGCACCATGACCGTCAATCATTTGCGTGCCTATTTAGATAATCTTGAACAGACCGAACACTTTGTACCGGATCTCCTTATTATTGACTACCCTGATTTAATGAAGCTGGACAAAGATAATTACCGCCTGTCAATAGACCAAGCCTACAAGGATATCCGTGGCATAGCAGGCACACGTAACATAGCCGTGGCCGTGGTCAGTCAGTCACACCGGGCCGGGGCCAAGGCCAAACAATTAGGCGCTGAAAACGTGGCCGAAGCCTACTCAAAGATAGCACATGCCGATACCATCGTTACGTATAGTTCCACGCCACAAGAGAGAAAACTTGGGCTTGCCCGGTTATATGTGGCAGGTGGCCGTAACGACGAAGATAAAATTAGTGTGGTTATCTCACAACAATACGGCATGGGTGCTTTCGTCATAGATTCCTCATTGATGATTGGAAACTACTTTGAGAACATCCCCCAAGATGGCTTTAGCGAGGATGAGGATGAATAAGAACCCAACAGATCCACCAACCGGGGCTTTGTATATTGAAGACCATATGAAGGCTAGATGGGTGGTCTATCACGATTCAGGTCTAATTAGGAAAAAGCAAATATCCGACTTTGGAAGTTGGTGGTGCCCCGAAAAGGCTTGGAGAATAAATAGGCGTGATTATCTGCCCAAAATGGGCTATGCTTTCGAGAATTACTTCCACGCTTATGCCTATTCTTTAAAGTGCAAGAACAATGAACGCAATCATCCAACCTGAAAGGGCACTCATTGCCGATGTTCTAAAAGAACTGCCGGTAGGTGCTGTACAAACATGGGGGCAAGTAGAGCTTCTCATTAAAAATTCAGATAATCCAATCTATCTATTTGTTATTGAAATTCAAGGCAATAACCCTATGCTGCAATTCAAACAGCCTAAGATAACACTGAAGATGAGCGGCGAAACTCTTATGTACCACACTGGCGAAACTGTGGCCATCAAGAAGTTCTTTAATAGATTATTTCTGCCAACATTCTTTGTTTTTGATAATTATCTACATGCCTATGCACTTGAACAAAGGTTGGCACCAGCCGGGCATTTGGTGCAGAAGCAAAAATTCAAGTGATCAATAAATATGCCATTAAGAAATTCCTTGCCAGAAAGCTGGATAATTTTGACTGGGTGAAACAATATAAGAAACAAGAGCTTTCAGCCGAATTGGATCAATTAAAGCCCAAGCCTGATTTTGGTAGTATTACGCCTTGGCAACACCAAATGGTGTGTTTCCTGATTATGCTGATGCTCAAGCGTTTCATGCTCACACTTGACATGGGCGCTGGCAAAACGGCTCTCGTTTTGATGTTACTCCTTTATAGGAAGCAACAGGGTGAGAAACCGAAGGCTATCGTTTTTGTACCTTATATAACCAGTGTGCTGACCTGGATTGAGCAAGTTGAAGAGCACGCCCCGCAATTACGCTGCGTGGCTTTACTCGGTACAACCGAAAAAAATTTAGCAGCACTGAAAACCGATGGTGACCTGTTTGTGATCTGTTACCAAAGTGCCGTTGCCATGGTCACGGAAAAGGTTTTCAATAAAAAGAAAAACAAGAACCAATGGCAGTTGACGGCAGCCGAAGTACGGAAGTACTTCGATGGTTTTGACATGCTCGTATGTGATGAAGTGCACAATTGCCGGTCAGTTTCAAGCCTCACTTACCGCATGTGCCGGGCCATTTCAGCCCAGTGTGAATGGGCTTTTGGCCTTACCGGCACACCCTTTGGCAGTGACGTGGCAGCCCTGTGGCCCCAATATTACTTGATTGATTTTGGTGAAACGCTTGGCCCCACACTTGAGTTTTTCAAGGCTGTATTCTTCAAGCAGGGTTTCAACTATTGGGGGGGCTACGAATTCACATTCAAAAAGAAGTTATTACCTGACTTAAGAAGGATGTTGAAGAACCGATCAATTCATTATGCCATTGATGAATTGCACGATATGCCCCAGAAAATAGATACAATTAAGACCATGCCGCCACCGCCAGATAGCGAAGGCTATTGCAAGGCAGCGCTTCAGCAAATCAACGAGGCCATCAAGGGCAAAGGCAAGACAGCCTACCACGTTGTAGAAAATAATTACCTCAAGCTCCGTCAATTATCATCCGGTTTCATGACTTTACGTGGCGAAGATAATGATAAAATACAGGTTAAGTTTGAAGAAAGCCCCAAACTTGAAGCATTGATTGACTTGATTGAGAGTATGCCCGAGGGGGCAAAGATGGTGGTGTTTCACCACTTTGTTTACACTAACCAGCTAATCAGCGATGAATTGAAGAAACTGAAGATAGGCCATGCCCGTGTATGGGGCAAAGCCCGTGATCCTATTGGTCAGTTGCGGAAGTTCAAAGCCGACGCTAATTGTAGGGTACTGGTTATCAATGTGCGGTCCGGTTCAAGTTCACTGAACTTGCAGATCGCTAACTATGTGGTGTTCTTTGAGCAGCCAGATAACCCCATTGATAGGCAACAGGCTGAACGCCGCGTATGGCGGCCGGGCCAACTCAAGCGTGTCTTTATTTATGATCTTTTGGTCAAAGCTACCAAAGATCATGCCCTTTATAACAGCAACAAAGCTGGGGAAGACCTACTCAAGTCAATAATTTCTGGTCACACCAAGTTGTAGGATGGATTAGATGATACCTTCCTTAATCAAACCAGCTACCAGAAATACCCCGTGGCCTGAAGAACAAACAGAAAAACTGAGGAACCTTGTACTTGATCCCAATATGACTGCTTCAAAGATAGCAATAGAGCTGGGCGATGGCCTTACGCGGCATGCGGTCATAGGCAAAATTCACAGATTAGGCTTACAAAATAATATATGGGGAAAGGGGCAAAAAAACGGAAGGCCAAGAAAGACAAATCACAGGGGGCAATCTGCGCAAAGCAAACAGACGGCCCTTTATTTCACCAAGCGAAAACGCTTAAGAGTGCTTTTAGTTGAGCCGGCATCCTCACAATTTCCAAATGTTGAGCCTTCCGCCTTTGATAATGCAATCCCACAAGAACAACGCAAAACACTTATGCAGTTGAACGGTCACACTTGCCGGTGGCCTGTTGGTTACCCAGGCGAACCAAATTTTTTCTTTTGTGGGGCATTAACTGATACCACCTATTGTGATTATCACACTACCCGATCAATTAGATAATAAGCGAGTGTGGTTCTGAGTTTACTTTTGATTGATCACTGCGGACGAAAATAGGAGAGTGTGATGCTATACGGCGAAGCCTCAATGGTTATTCTGGCACACCTTCGCGCCTACCGGGATCACTTGGATTCCCTCATAAAATATCTTGAGGAAATCAAGGTCTACCAGGAAAAGAATAGCATGGTCGTTACCAACCCGGCACCAAATGGTGCCGCGCCTGCCGCTCCTCTTGGGTCTTACATGATTGGGTCCATCGGGGGAGGACCGGTGCCGCCGGCCATCCCCGTTGTGCCGAAGCAGGCGAATGAAGTTAGGAGTTTTTGTGGTCTGCCGGAAACTCCAAAGGCACTTTGAGCCATGCGCCGCTTTAAACCCACGCGCACGCGCAATGGTGGCTTCGGCCATTGCACTGCCAAATACTCGAAACACCCTGGAATACAGCATGGCCGCGCTTTGGAAGGTCAGCGCGCGGCCAGAAAACGAGCGCCTATCAAGAATCCATGTGCGTCAGTGCCCGAGGCCATAGCTGCATATCGGCCGCCTGGGAAAACCGTCACGCTCACCAAGGCCAAGTAAAATGAAAGCGGTGCACAAAAAGCGGATCGACTTCGGCAACCCCGTCAGAAACCTTGTGGGGCAGCCGGCCTACGGTAAGTCCCCGGCACGCGACAAAATACTAGACGCGCTGCTTGATGCGATGGCGGCATTCGGAGGGACGTGCTGGGCACCCGTTGAAAAGGTCACGGACGGTAAAGCTGTGGAATGGACCTTGATGTTAAATCAGTGTCCAGGTGCATGCGGTCACGTCTGGAACTTGGTCATGAAAGACGATGCAATTTGCCAGTGGTTGGTGAACGAGATCAACCAACGCCGTTTGCTTTCTCCCACAGACCAAACAAATAAGTAATATTATGAGTAGACGCAAAAAACTTCGGTGGTCACTCCGTGAAGACCGTATCCTTGGTGAGTGGTCAAATCGCGGATTTGCATCTTGTTGTGCGCACCTAAAACGCCGCAGTGCTTCGGCGGTTTACCAGCGGCTACGCAAACTAGGTCTTGTGAAAAGATGAAAACAAAACTCACGGAAACCGGATTTGTTGCCGTCAACGTCCTCACTAAGCCGCAGCACATGATGGTGTGGTCTGTTGCTGGTCAGGCCAGCGCGGTACGAAAGACAATCGCTGCGGCGTGGCCCGAGCGTCCAAACTCGCCAGATGGGTGGAAGAATGCAAAACGCGATGGCGTTCGTATTCGCAAGGTAAAAATCACCGCGCTCTAAAGACCTGACTGCGGCCATTTTGGCACTGTAACAATTCGTGATAATAGGCCATATTGACCGCTAGGCCGAATTGGCCCATATAAGACTTGTCACGGGCGCTTGATGCCCAGATGGAGAAGCAGATGACCCGCAAAGAACATTTCCACCTCTTAAGCACCCTCCACGAATACCGGGAAGTGTGTGAGCGAATTGCGGATAACGAGGATCAGGTTATCACGCTCGGCATGTTCCGGCGCTTGAGTGCTGCGATCAAAATTATCGAAAATCAGCCAAGCGAAATTGAGAGCGGGGAATGACCGCCAACCAATACCGCGCAATGCTCAGCCGCCTTGGTCTCTCTCAGGCCGGGGCGGCACGCCTTCTTCAGATCGGCGAGCGCACCGCGCGGCGTTGGGCACAAGAGGGCGTGGAAGGAACGGCGGTTATTGTGCTTCGGCTGTTGGCCGCTAAGAAGATCACTCAGGAAGATGTCGAATCCGTCCACGAACATTAGTTCACTTGTCCACAGGGACCGGGCATGATTTTACAAATTCGCCAGAGGGTAAGGAGCCGACGCGCACCTGAGATTATGGCGGCAAACGGCGGATCCGGTTTAACCGGGGTCTTACCCCGCCACCTGTCTGCGGCGAGCCGCTTTGGTTTCGGCCAAGCGCGTCAGCGGTATTCATCGCAGCGGGATTTCGGCCCCACAAAATTGCTAAACTCATTCGCAGAGACCGCACAGGCAGGAGCCAATTATGACCGTTGCCGCCGATGTCGATATGAGCGCCGAAAGGCTTTTCCAAATCAGTTGGGGCCTCGTTTACAAATGTGTCTGCGCTCCGGCTGCCTGGGATGCTGACAGGGTATCCGACGAGGCGACGCGCGCTACAGCCGTGGCAGCACGGATAAGATCGCCGAGGTTATGAAGCTTCGGGCCGGCGCGCGAGAGGTTGCGTGATGGCTGATCGAGCACACCTAGAACGCCTGACCCGCGAACTTACCGATTCCGGCAAGCTGATCGAGGTTGGCTGGATCAGTATGCGTCTCGCCTGCGATCTAATTGATGCACCAGCAGACCAACTCCACGAAATGTGGATGGCATTCTTTGCCGGCGCGCAGCACTTGTTCGGCAGCATCATGACCGTCCTTGATCCCGGCGAGGAACCGACCAACAAAGATTTGCAGCGCATGGACCTGATCGACAAAGAACTTAAGGCGTTCATCGCTGATTTTTCAATGCGACACATTCCAACGAAAGGCACAGCATGACCGACCTTGAGCACTTGCTTACTGGCGCGATGCACGAAATTCGCGACCTGCGACGGCGCAATGAAATCCTTTCGGCCAAGGTCGAAATGATCGACCTCTTTGCCGTTGTGCTTCACACCGAGCCAAAATACCCCTCGATCGGCATGTCTGAGGACGTGGCTTGGAAACTCCAAAAGAAGCTCGATGAATTGCGGTTGGAGGAAGAACGTCGGCCGCGAGCGGCAGAGATTGTGTGCTAGTAACGGGAGAGCGCGATGATCTGGACAGAGAACGACGCGAAGGCCCTGTGGTGTCCGATGACGCGAGTCGGCGATTTCAACTTAGGTGGCACCGCCAATCGCCCGGATGGCAGCGTCAATTGCTTGGCCTCGGGCTGCATGATGTGGCGCAAGTCCGGTCAGATCGGACTCGGCCCCAACGGCGAGAAGCGCGACCGAGATATGGACGGCCGCACGCGCTGGCTGGACACCGGATATTGTGGGCTGGCGGGGAAGCCAGATCGCTCAAGCTAATGAATGGGAAGCAAGGCAATGCCGCTTGAACTTAACCAGGTAGCCACTCTCGCCCGCGCTCTTGAGCTCGGCGAAGGGCAAATATGGCGTCGCGATGAAAAACGCTTCCGAGGGCGGCAACGGTATGTGCGCATACAGTTTGTTTGCATCGGCGGCAAGCGTGTCCGCGTGCAGGCTTGCAAACGTGATGGAACGATCCCGGCCGGTTCACGATCAACGGAAGTTGCTGCAAGCCGTTTCGGCCGGCGCGGCGGGTTTGCGCGATAATGATGAATAACCGAACGAGGATTTGAAATGAGGCCGCCAGTCATCGTCGAAATTGCCCGTGAGCGGGAACGTCAAATCAGCGGCGAAGGTTACAATTACGGCCACGACGATGCTCATCACACCGGCGACATCGCCCGGCTGGCCTGCATGTACGCAAATCCGACGCGCGACCTTGTTTATGCGGCGATGGAAAAATATTGGGGCGACGTTTCTGATTGGCTAAAGCACAAGACACGCAGGCGCGATCTAATCCGCGCGGCGGCTCTTATCGTCGCAGAAATCGAACGGTTGGATCGGTCGGAAGAAAAGAGCACGCGGTGACGGACGGTATGCTGACATGGCTCGATGCGAAGCAAAACTCTCGAAGGACTATCTTCGGTCGTGTCGTGACCGGCCAGAAATCGATGGTCAATGTCGGCGTGTTGCGATGTGGTTGATCGACGGCAAGAAGGTCTGCGGAGAGCACGCATCGCTTATCTTGCTTGAGCACGCGAAGCGCGCGGGCGTTATTGAGCCTGTAGAGGTCGCCCCAGGGGAGCGGGAATACCGCCAAACTGTTGCGGAATAAGCGGGAGAAAATTATGGCGAATGGAGCAAAGATCATTCAAGGGTTGAAGCAAGCCGTAGCTGGCAATTTTGTCCGCGTTACGGTCGAAGGCCAAACCTGGGTGCGGCTGCCAGATCGCGACGCGAGCGCCGACAACTATCCATCACAGTTTGCAATGGAGGGGGCTGTCGAGCTTGAGGTCTATAATGCTCTTGGTCGCGTGCAGACGCAGACCATAGGCAAGGTTATTCAGCGCGCCATCGACAAAGCTCTGAACGCTAAAGCTACTGCGCCATGACTGCGAAGGGAAATAAGGTGCTCAATTTTGTCTGGCCCGAGAAAAGCTATCAGTCGCTTGATCGCGGCATCCGCTTCGCAGTGCGCGTTTTACATGCGGCTGGGTTTGAGACGTGTCAGTCGTGCCAAGGAGGCAAAGGACACGCCTACGATCAACCTACTGTCGATCTGAGGGCCGAAGCCGACGACGCTCGTGGCTTTGGGGCACTCGCCGCGCTGCGAACTTATGGCCTGCCGATTGCAGAGGTCGCAATCGTTTGGCCCGTGCGCAATGGCTATCCCTACGAAAAGCTGTGGCGCATCACATTCAATAAAACGATGGAAGATCGCGCAGACGAAAAGCCCATTTTCGTTTTTGGCTACATGGCGACTTAACGCGCTAACGCGGCATAAGCTTGGAGAGATCGACGTGCCTTGGTTTCCAGATAGCGAGAGCGGTGCCTTCGCCGACGTGGTCGAGGACCATGTTGCTATTGGAGATCAAGTCAAACGCTTCGGCGGAACGAGCAAATATAGGAGTGGCCGAGTGACTGGGTTTTGCCCCAACGGCGAGGTCCGCGTTGACGTTGGCGGAGGCCAAGGTCGTATTTGGCCACGAGATCAAACGAGAGTCTACTATGGCACCACGGAAAGCATTCCGGCACAGACCTCAGAGCCCACGCAGCCATCCCCGACGATAGAGGCCACTGAAATTGAAGTTGTATCGCACGTCACTTGGACGCCAGAGGGTGCCGCAAAAAGACCGCGATGGCGCAAGGTAGGTCGCGCCGGAGTCGTGGAGAAGTTTTTCTATTGGAACGATTCACCGACGACAGTCCGCGTCAATTTTCCGCACGACTTCGATATCTGCTTTATCTATGACCTAAAACTTGTACGTTGATGGGGAGATAGCGCAAATGACCTTAAAACTTACAAATACGCCTGCCGGTGTCGTGATCCGAGAGATATCGGCCAGCGGAGAATGCGCCTATCGCGTCACGCCGTTGGGTGAATGGCACTATTGCGGCGATCACAAAGGACCATGGCTCTGCATTTCTGCTGACAAGGTGCCCGCGCGCGTTCGGGATGCGTTAGCCAAATTTGACACCGCGAACGGATTAGCGGTCGCTTAAATTCGATTACGCTAAACAGGAGTGACCGATGTCAAACTGCGAACTCTGCGGCGAACCGATGCCGGAAGGCGAAGAAATGTTCAAATACCACGGCTACAGTGGGCCATGCCCAAAGCCGCCATTGGAAAAGGTCCGCGCCGGGGTTAGCGGCATTGTTCCTCAAGGACCGACTTTCCACTGGAAAGATGGTTGGTTCTTTTGCCGAGGCGAAGGGTTGGCCGTTCATATCTGGAACACGGAGCACGGCGCCGAACTGATAATCCCGCGCGGCGAATGGGATTCAATAGTCGGCCATCTTTCCCATCCCGATACGCCGCGCTGAGCATCCGAAAGCAAGGACTGCCATGAACATCGTTCATCCGATCCACGATACCAATGTCACGAAGATCAGGCGCGCACTGGTAGCAGCCCTTCCCGTCGTCAAGGACGACATCAGGTCCATAATTGAGGGGCACTGTCATCCCGAGACAACACGGCGCCCAGGATCGATCCAATCTATAACCGGACACTGGTTCAACGAGGATACGATCGATCAAGAGGTTCTTAAAGAGCTTAAGAAACTTCGCTCAATTGAAGCCAAGATCGTCGCTGCGGTCGAGATACTGAATTTTTGATCGCAGTGAGCGTCAGTGAATGCGAGGGACGATGAGCCAAAGATCAATGCTTGAATTTAACCACGACTATTGCCCGTCTGCCGGCGATGAGGCGGCTTTCGTTCACGCACTTGTTAGTTATTTACGCTCTGGTGACCCAGGACAGTTGCCGCGCGGCGTCACGTGGTTTGGCCGCCGCCATCATTCCGATGAATGCTCTCTTGGTGAACCGCCGCTCGGATGGGACAATTTAGGGAAGCGGGCGGCCACGTCATGAGACTACGCAAACTCCTTTGTTGGTGGAGAGGCTTTCATACCTGGAAGCACCGCCGTAATCATGCCAAGCGGGATTGCACCTGCTGCGGCCGAGAAGAATGGTTATTTAGCGGAGAGTGGGGCGGCAATCCCCAATGGAAACAAATGCGCCGTACTTGGGCAATTCGCTAGCGTGTCGTCACGGAACAGACAAATGACTGAGGATTGGCGAACATTCGAGTGCATGGAGTGCGGCGACATTGAGGATATCGACGTTTCGGAAATGACCGCTGTAACCATATACCCATGCAAATGCTGCGGCTATCCTCTCGAATGTATTGACGGCGTAATCGAGTTTGCAGATCAGTAGTCACAAAAATGAAACAGCAGCCGACATTCACCTATCAGATTTGGCAAGATGGCATGATGGTTGCCAGCGCCACATCGACCGACAAGGCCACCGCCAAACGCGAAGGACTGCGCTATCTCCACCAGTACGCCCAGGACGGCTCCGCAACGATACGCGGCCCCGATGTGGATATGACGGTCGAACATTCACGCTGACATCACACAAATGAACCTCACCGCGCTCAAAAATCAATGCGAACTCTCTGGTGGGTGCCGGTCGCCGCTGTATCAATGTGGCCGCTGTCCGTTCCGGGCGGGAGTCGCTTGGCGAGCGTCCGAGCTTGAGCGCGTGCTGCGGATGGGATTGCAGTTGGGAGAGAGCGGCGGCCACGGCTCAGGAAACAAGTGCCCCACATGCCACTTTGTCCGTGAGGCGCGTAAGGCTCTCGGTAATATCAAAGGAGAAAACTAAAATGGCTGAAATCGAACGCGGGGAGTTGCTGAACAGTCTAATGCCGTTTGCGCTCTACTATGAGAACAAGATCAAGAACACGATGGCTCAATTGCCTGGAAACACTCCGCTATTTGATGGCGCGTTCACTATTGATGATTTTCTCGGGCCCTGGATGATAATGCACAATGACGACCAGGGCGCTCCTGTCTTTGATGCAGTCGTTAAAGATCAAGCGCGGTGACGATGACAAACCGAGGACAGAATGGCTGACACTTTAGCTAGTTTGATTGGCGGCGCATGGCTGATCTTCATGATCGTGGCCGTTGTGATGGCGATCTGCCGGGGATGTGGGTCATGCTGAGAGCCGAAGTCATCTGGCGCGCTAGACTGGCATGGGACGCCATAGCCGCGATCGGCTGCATCCTGTCAGTCATAGCAGCCTTCGCAATCTTCGCGCCCTGTGCCGTCCTGTGGCTCGCTGTACCACCATGGAGAACGTCATGAACAGAGCTCAACTTATTGAATGGCTGCGTGGGTGCACCCATGGACGCCCAACGGCTTCCGGCTTTCCGAGCCAAGATGGTGCTCCGTTTCAGGAGGCGGCGCACATGCTTGATCGGGATGGTGGGGCGCTGCAAATGGCGCTCGATGACCTTGAGCGCGTGGCCGGCGATGATGATGACTTCTCGGACACGATCCAGGTAATCAATTCGGCGCTCGGTTGTGAGCAGAAAGCGGACTCCAAATGATGAGATTTGTAATCGAAACATGGCCGATCTGGATGTGGATTGGTTTAAGCGGCCTCGCCATTCTCGCCACAATTTCACGCATGTAAGTGATGAGTTTGGAGGTATTTATGACAACAAAAATAACAATCGATAGTACCTCTTATGCTGGAGAGGATGATGAGTTTGTGTTGCTCATTAGCCTTTCCGGTTTTGCTGACAAGGGACAGGTCGTGCGGATGCAAGACCATATTCATCATTTTTTTCTTGAACGGTTTTCTGGCAAAGATATTGAGCGCGCTCCTGGACAACAAGTAGATTCAAAATGAAACTTGCCTGTGTGCTATTGGGCTTCGCTTGTCTCCGCGATCCAGCAATGGAAACACCATTCAATCCGCCGTCATGGCCTTGGCCCGGTGAATGGGCCGTCGAATATAATGGACAGACAAGTGCGCCTGCTCCGTTTGGAGAGGCCATCAAGATATTCATTCCAGCCTGCCAGCCCTTCAAGGTCGTCGGTTATGTATCAGGAGAGAACTGGTTTATGTTCCGTACCCAACGAGAAGCGGGCACTGATGATATTATGATTTTGACGCTTGGTGACCCAAACAAAGAATCTTTGGTGCCGCCCGTTAAACCATGTTCAGCACCAGTTTCGTGATAGATGAGTAGTAAACAATGGATTGGCCTTCTTTCCTAACAACACACAATATCGATTATATAACTGCCGGGCCAAATACAAGGAAAGGAGAAATATCCATTAGATGCCCGTGGTGTGGTGATGACGACCCATCTGAACATTTATCAATTTCATTAAGCAAAGATGCTTTTGGATGTTGGAGAAACACTAAACATGCCGGTTACAAGCCCACTCGTTTGATAGCTGCTCTATTGGGGTGCTCTTTCAGTCATGCACAAAACATTGTGCAGCAATATAGTGCCCCCGACGCAGGTGCTTTTGATGATGCCATGGCAATGCTACAAGCCACGGCTAAGCCACCACAGCGGCCCAATGCTTTAGTAGGGGGGCTACCTAGTGCATTTAGGCAAATCAAGCCAGCGGGCCTTACAGGCCGCTTTTGGCACTACCTATTGCAGCGGGGCTTTGATGATGTTCTTGCATTAATTACCGAATACAAACTTTTGTGCTGCCAAACCGGCCGTTGGAAAGATAGGATAATACTACCGCTGTACCAGAAACAATCACTAATCGGGTGGACTGGGCGTGCCATTCAGCCCACCACCAAAGCCCCGCGCTACTTAAGCTCTTCAGAAGCAATTAAGCATACTATCTTCAATGAAGACCATTTAACTGATGGGGGCAAAACTCTTTACATAACCGAAGGGCCATTTGATGCTCTGAAAATAGATTTCTACGGCAAAAAATTTGGGTCACAAGCCACTTGTCTTTTTGGTGTCAACCCTACAATTAGTCAGATAGCCATCTTACATACTATTCTGTCCAGTTTTGAGAAGGTTGTAATTCTATTTGATGCAGAAGCATTTGAAGCGGCTCTTTCATTACACGATTCACTCTCTGTAAAAAATGTAACTATTGGAAGCCTACCTACCGGGGTTAAAGATCCCGGTGAACTCTGCCCCCCTCAGGTAGAGCAATTCCTTAAAACTTAATTTTTCTTATTGTATCCTGACCTGACTGCATTGTAGCATTCTTGGGACTACTCGAATTTAAGGGTGGGGTGACATGCGGCATGAGCGCATAGCAACAGTGTGGGAGCCAGAGTGGGAAGGGGCAATCAAAAATTGGGCAACTTCCTTTATCAAAAAACAACAATGGCGCTGCGATAAAATTTACGAATTTGAGGACCTTCTACAAGAAGCCTACGTTCTTTTTCTAAAGCTGGCAGCGCGTTACCCCAGAGTAGTTGAACCGGCCCATTTCATGGCCTTGTTCAAAACATCACTGAGTAATTTCATCCATGACAAATCAATTTACCTCCAACGAAAAAAAGAATGTCATGTCGACGTTGGAGTTGATATATCGGACTTTTGTATTAGTCATATCGGTGAGACTACCAATGCCGGGCTGACCATGCTCTTGCTTAACGAAGCACCGCAAGAACTGCGTTTGGCATTGGCGTTAGTAACCGATGATCCAGCCTCTTTGGGGGCACCTATTAACCCCAGAAAACCCCGTGAGAACTTGAATATGAAGTTGAGACGTATTCTTGGTCTTGAGAACACTTTTGATTTCAAAGCAGCACTTATCGATCTGCTACTCAACTAAGGAGCATCCCGAATGCCGAATGATATAGAAAACGAATTGATCGAAGCCACTAAGTTCAGGACACCCCCAGGGGGCTATTCAGCGCGCCAAGATCATTTGGGTGGCTTAGCACGGGCTGCCAATAAACTCACCGACGATCAATTTGACGAGCTGACCGATGATGCAGCAAATTGGGTTTCTTCTGCAATCAAAGCATTAAATGGCAAAGCTGAGATACCAGAATTTGACGATTACAAAGCTGCTGAAGAAGCTGGAAGTGAGATTGAGGAAGAAGGGGCTGAGACTAAAACAGCACGATCAAAAACTCCTAAAAAGAAGGATGCCCAAGAAGTCATAGCCAAGCCTTCTAAACTCAAGCCTTCAGGCAAGAAACAAAAAGTATCTGAAACCCGTTATGACAACTTGACGGGAGAACGCAACCGCTATGGGATCATTGTAGGAACTAAAACCCACGAAGCTATCTTACTCTATGAAGAAGGCATCACATCCGCCGGTATCAAAGAGAAGCTTGGTGGCAGATTCTACAACATCCTTAAAACACTTGAAGAAAAAGGCCACCGCGTAGAACGGTTGCCGGGTGGGGTTTTCAAGCTAACTCATGCTGAAGATATAGGGACTAAAAAGGGTAAGAAATGAACCGGAATCCAAAGGAGCTTGCCAAACGAATATTGGAAATAGAAGCCGTTTATTCCAATGACATCCAATTCAGCTTAACTAATCTTGGGTTACGGCTAACATTTGGCGAAACATCGCTCATTCAGGATGAGCCACCAACTCATCGAATCGCGGTGTTCATCCCAGCCCCTATTATTGAACCGTTCATGACTGGGCTTAAAAACGTCATGGAACAACACGCTCAGAATAATGCTCCGCCAGAAAAAACCAACTGATGCTCTACCGTACCAAAAGTGGTACCAGGACGCTTTACCGTAGCCGCCCGCTATTGCTTACCCCGCAGCAAGCCTACACACGCCCCAGCCCCGGCAAAGCATGGTTTGCCACTACAACCAGCGTGTGGCGTGTTGATGAAATCATTAAGCGAAGTGTACGTGACTGGCGCAGGCTGACTGGGGAAACTGGCCACACTGGCGAACGTGCTGAAACGATGCGAGCCGATCATGAGAGTGTGTATACCGGCACGCACAGCGTATTCGCTGCCCCATTGGTAGAATGGATTTTACTTCGATACGGCGGCGAACCGGGTGGGCATATACTTGATGCCTTTGCCGGTGGCCCACCACGGGCGTTAGTTTCAACCATTATGGGCTATCGGTATACTGGGTTTGAGATACGCCAGTCACAAATTGATGAAAATAAGAACACATTGAAGCAATTGGGCCTTACCGAGTGCAACTATATCCTTGCAGATGGCCGGTATCTTGCCGATGATATTGGTCCTTTCGATGTTGCACTAACATGCCCGCCTTATTACGATCTCGAAGTTTACAGTGATCTTGAGAATGATCTCAGTAATTTGGCTACCTATGGGCAGTTCAATTTTGGGATGTACTCTTGTGCATTAGCTCACGCCAAGGTGATGAAGCCTGGGGCTTTTGTTTGTATTGTTGTTGGAAATTTCAGAGATAAAAAAGGTGAATTAGTAGATTTCAGAGCACACACTGTTGAGAATTTCCAAGAAGTTGGATTTGTGTTTTGGCAAGATGTGATCTTGGTTAAAAACACTGGGAGTGCCACGATCAGATCCACTAACGCATGGCGTGGGAAAAAACTCGTCCCGATACATGAACATTTACTTGTCTTCAGACAACCAGAAAACAAAAAGGTTGAAGCAGATGAATAGAGCTGAATTAACAGCAAAGCTGGAACTGGTCAGCTATGCCTTGGCCGATCATAATTTGGTCCCTCTATTTCAGTGTTTCTGCTTTGATACAAAAACTGTCAATTGCTATAACGATACACTCGGGGTTATTGCCCCCTGTGAGATTAATGATGCTTTTGCGGTCAATGGCACCACCTTGCTTGGGCTACTGAAAAACAGCCACAGTGAAGAAGTTGAGTTTTCAATCGAGGACAAACACGATATTGTCATAAAAACCGGCAAGAGCCGTTTCAAATTGCCTTACTTTCCTAAGGAAGATTTCCTCTTCAAAAAGCCAGCCAACAAGTGGACTATCACACTGACTATAGACGAAAACTTATTGAAGGGCTTGGAAGCCTGCCTATTGACTTCATCGCGTGATATGGCTCAACCAAAATTGCTTGGCGTTAGCCTTGGATCCTATTCTAAAAAGGTAGCTTTGTATTCCTGTGATGGGGACGCACTCACTCGTCATCTTACAAATACCAAAGCCGTAGAAAATTTATCTTATTTGATGCCCAATATGTTCTGCGAAGCCTTGGTTCGTATTTGCAAGGAATCCAAGATCGATGCCGGGCAACTGAATATTAATTCTGAATGGACCCACGCAGAACTAGATAACGGTTATCAAATCTACGGCCGTTTGATTGAAGTTGATGCCCCAGTAGATTACGAACAATTGATCACCAAAACCGTCAAAGGTGAGGTTAGCTTCCTGCCGTTGCCAAAAGGGTTGGATCATGCCCTATCACGCGCCCGCGTGATTGCTGATCCTGACAGTGCCAAAACCGTATTTGAGATAACAAGTGAGAAGCTTCGTCTAATAACCGAAACCCACATGGGCATTGTCAGAGATGTGATGCCTTACCCTAAACATGAGGATATTAGCGCCAATGCTTCGGCCGCCATGGTGCAACGGGCTATTGGGCTTTGTGACGAAATGGCCATTCTTGAACGCTGCACGGTATATAGACAGGGCACTACCCTGTTCATGGTTGTGAGCAATATGGGTGAATAAAATGGATAGTGAAATAGAGCGATTACGGACCCGCGTTGCAGAATTGGAATTTCATATTTCTGAGATGGTGAAAGAATTACAACGAGTTGCTGAATCTTGGCCCCTGCGGCTTCCCCCAACATATGCATTGGTTTTAAGCGTTTTTCTTAAGCACCCAAAAATGGTTTTGACCAAAGAATTCTTATGGCGAAATATTTACGCTGCCCGTATTGGCCACGAAGATGAATGGCCTGATCCAAAAATTATTGATGTTTTTATCTGTAAACTTCGGCCAATCATTAAACGCTATGATATCTATATAGAAACAATTTGGGGTAGGGGCTGGCGTATAGATGAAGTCAACCACACCAAATTAGTGGCATTGAGTAACGTGCCATTCGGCACGTCACCTGAAGCCTTTACTCAAGCTAATGCAGCAGGATGCGCTCAATAGATCAAATCATAGCTGCCGTAGAAGCAGCCGCCCGTGTCCCTCAAGGCTCAACCCGCGATACATCATGCCGGGTCTATGAGATCAGCCTTGCACGTCATATTGCCTGTTACATTGCCAGAAAAGAAACACATCTATCGTTCAAAAGAATAGCCACAGCTTTTGGCACCGACGATCATAAGATTGGCCTTTATGCCTTCAATAAAATTTCGATAGCCCTGCTTAATAGGGACCCTCATGTAATTCGAGTAGTGAATGAAGCTTCAAGCCCGGTGGCTTGAAGATGTCATTCTTTTTTACCAAAAGTACCCCCCGTGCCAAAGCCACGGAGGCGGTCACTGGTAAGGGTTTTTTAGCGGGCACCCTACCTACCACAATAAGGCGGAATCCTGCCGTATGGGCACGTCTAGGCTGTGCTGGCTGTCCCCTCAATAAAGCTTCTGGCATAGTCACGCCGTTGATGGAACCAACCCTAAGCAAAGGGGGGCAAATCTATTTCCTTGCGGAAGCACCGGGGCGTGATGAAGATGAGAACACAGGCAGGCCTCTTACCGGGCCGTCAGGTTCATTATTGCGCGAATGTATTCCTGAGGATTGGCAAGATGAATGTTCGTTTGATAATATAATAAACTGCCGACCGCCGGGCAATAGAACACCACAATGGCAAGAAATTGAATGTTGCCGCCCAAGACGTACGAAATACATAGAACAGGCAAAGCCCAAGCTGATTGTGGGATTAGGCGCGGTACCGTTACAGGCTATCCTTGGTTCATCTGATTTGCAGGGAATGCGTGGCAGGCTCTTTGCCGTTAAATTTGGTGAACATCATTGCTGGTTCCTCCCTACTTATCATCCATCATTTATTCTGAGAATAGCCAAGAACAAAAGGAAGCCACTCAATTCAATGATGGGCCATTGTTTCAGGATGGACATCAGAAAAGCATTTGAACTGGTGGCCGATCTTGAATTGCCCCACATTGATACTGAGGCAGAGATTAGATCAGGAATACAATGTTTTGACGGTTCCAAACAAAGCCACCATCAAGCTATTATTGATCTTTTATATGAAGCCCGTAAGGCACCCCTCAAAGCGGTAGATATAGAAACCAAAGGGCTACGCCCGTACAAAACCGACGCAGCCATCATGACCTGTGCCCTCAGTTTTGAGGATACCAATTTTGCATTTGCCTTGGATCATCCACATTCTAAATGGCCCGCGCACATTAAAGAGAAAATACGAATATTGCTTGAAAGCATTCTAAAGGATGACACTGTAAAGATAGCTCACAATGTCCCATTCGAACTCGAATGGTTTATCTGGTATTTTGGCAAACACATAATCAATCACCATGCGTGGCACTGCACGCAGATGCAGGCTCATTTTCTCGATGAGCGTCGTGGCAAGTCACGAAGTTCAGATGAAAACGACCGCCGCGCCGCCTATCAGGCATTAGATTTCCTCTGCAAACAACATTTTGGCTTCACCTACAAATCGCTGTTCAAGCTAAATAAGAAGGATATGTCCAAATCTGATCTTGGCGAAACGTTACTCTATAATGGCGTCGATACCAAAATAACGCTGCGGTTACATCATTGGCAGATCAGACTGCTGAAGAAGTTTGGCCTCTATAAAGCCTACCTTGAGGCACGCCCACGCCAAACCTCAGTAGCCATGATGCAATACCTCGGCGTTAATGTGGATCAGGCCGAGGTTAAGAAAGCCCAAAAGAAGCTTGGCCCTCAGATCAAAGTATTAGAGGCCAATATTGCCGAATTGAAAGTGGTGAAAGCCTTTGTACAGGATCACAAAGAGTTCAATCCACTCTCAAACGATCATGCTATCACAATTTTCAAGGATTACCTGAAAAGGCCCGAAGTTCAGATCAAACAGGAACGTCACGAAGCACATAATTTCAACAAATCATCCGATAGCAAAAAGCGTTTCGATAAAGGGCCTGAAATACGATACTCAGTTGATAAAGGTGTTCTTGCGCAGATTGACCACCCCCTAGCTGGAAAAATTATTGACCTCCGCAACCGCACCAAACTGAAAAGCACCTATGTAGATTGCCTAGAACTTGGCAAAGGAGAAATGATTTACCCGGATGGAGCAATTCATTGTAATTTCAATACAACTTTTGCAGAAACCGGACGCACAAGTTCCGATGATCCAAATATGCAGAATTATCCTCAACGCACTGATGCGTGGGTGCGCAATCAAATAGCTGCTAAGGATGGGCATCTTTTGCTGGCCTTTGACTACGGCCAATTGGAAGCCTGCACAGCCGCGATGTGTTCCCAGGACAAAGTGTTGGTAAAAGCACTGTGGGAGGATTACGATATTCATATGGAATGGGCAATCAAAACAGCCCACCAGTACCCGGCCATTATAGGGGGCAAGAAGTGCATCCAAGATAAAGACGTAATGAAGAAGTTTAGGTCAAAGATAAAGAACAAATTAGTCTTTCCGGCAATATTTGGGGCACAGAATTCATCTATTGCTGGCTACCTTGATATGCCAGTTGAGGAAATTGATGTTTTGATGCGTGAATTTTGGAAAACGTTCTATGGCCTTGCTGAATGGCAAGATAAATTGATGAAGAAATATTATGAAGATGGTTATGCTGAAAGTCCTACCGGACGTAGGCGTCACTACCCTATGACCCGCAATCAGGCAATTAACGATCCAATTCAAAGCGTGGCATGCGATATAGTTTGTCGTTCAATGAATGATCTTTCAGAGTTAGCGACGGTTGAGAAAAAATGGTACTTACATCCAATTTTGAACATTCATGATGATCTCTCATTTCAGGTACAAAACAACGATAGAATTATTGAAAAAGCCATTAAAGATATATATAGAATTATGCTAACTCCAAACTATGACTTCATTAATGTACCGTTATCAGTTACTTGTTCTATAGGAAAGCACTGGTTTGGCATGGAAGAAATTGGAAAGTTTTGGTCTCACAAAGACATTAAGAAATAATAAATGTACAGACGGCCCCCACCCATCTTAGCTCACTTATAGAGATAACAAAGATATATCTAAATGACCAGTCTTCATACAAAGTATAGGCCAACTATCTTCGACGAAGTGGTAGGCCAAGATCATGTGGTCAAGGGCCTCAAGCGCGTAGTCAAAGACAGCCGTGCCAAAACTTTCTTGTTCACGGGGCCATCAGGGACCGGAAAGACCACTCTTGCTAGAATATTAGCAAATTCCTTCGCCAAAAACGAAGCTACGGCAGCCAATATAGAAGAAATAGCTGCCGCCGATACTACCGGCGTAGATGCCATGCGCGAAGTAATCAAACACACGTTGTACCGGGCTATTGGCACTTCACCAATCAAAGCTGTCATTTTGGACGAAGCACATCGTTTGTCAGGCGCGGCATGGGACGTCCTCCTTAAGCCAGTCGAGGAACCACCCACTCACGTTTACTGGATGATCTGTTCTACTAATCCGGGCAAAATACCGAAAACAATACTGACCCGATGCCTACGCTACGATCTGAAACCTGTTTCTGAGGAAGACCTGCTTGAGCTATTACTGCGCGTAGCTGAGGCTGAGAAACTTGAAACACCAGATGCAATATTGGAAGCCATTGTTGAGGAAGCTTCAGGCTCACCACGTCAGGCTTTAGTATTTTTGGAGGCCTGTTCCTATGCCGAAACAGCCGGTGAGGCGCGTATTGTTATGCGTAGCGCCGGGCAGTCTAAAGAAGTAAGTGACCTGTGCAAATTCTTGCTTGGGCAACGTGGCCGTACCTGGGCCGAAGCCATGAAATATGTAAAGGCACTTGAGGGAACCGATACTGAAAGCATCAGGATAATAATTGTAAATTATCTAAGTGCCGTTTTGACAAATACCAAAAGCAACGATAAGGCTATTCCGCTTCTTGGGCTACTGGAATGTTTTTCTGCCCCCTATCAACCAATAGATAAACTTGCGCCACTCCTGCACTCGATAGGCATGGCACTCAACCTGGATAAAGCATGACCGTTGACATTGAAGAATTCAAGAATTATCTGAAAATAGACAAACATGGGCTCGATCAAGAACTCATGGAACAGCCTATGCTATTTTTCAAAATCAGCGAAGCGTTTGCTCAAGCCACTGCTGAACGTGACATGCTCAAGGAGCAGCTTGCCAGTACAGACGCTAGACTCGATAGTGACATGCGTCGTGTTTTTGACAAAGCGGGTGAAAAGTATACCGAAGCCATGGTCAAAAATGCCGTACAAACCGACAAAAAGCATGAAGCAGCGATCAAGAAGTTCTTTGACGCCAAAGAACAGGCTGACTTGTTTTTGGCACTGAAAGAAGCTTTCCAATCCAGGGCCTACATGCTTCGAGATCTTTGCTCTCTCTATACAGCCAACTATTTTGAAGAATCATCGGCCCGTGGCTCTGGGCAAACTAACCATGCGACGTATAGAATGGGCAGGGAACGCATTGCAACTGCACGGAGCAAACGTGAGTGATGCCTTGTGGCAGTACATTTTACCGATTGCTGTCATAGCATTGATCCTTTGGCTCACATGCAAAGCAATTATTGGGTCCTACTTTAAAGCAAAGGACGGTTTCGTTAATCGGCTAGTTGACAAACTCAAAGGAGCCAACAGTGGCGAAAAGTGAGAGTAAAAGATCGTTTCATTACGAACACCGTTCCAAGGAGGACGTAAAAGCCCGCGCCAATATGCGGGGCGGTGGCTATGACAGCTTTGTAAAGCCCGAATTCAAGCGCTACAAGGTGCGCGACGGAAAAAACTTGGTGCGCATCCTGCCAGCAACATGGGAAAAGCCCAAGCATTACGGTTACGATATTTGGGTGAATTACGGCATTGGTGCAGATAACCAATCGTACCTTTCTCTTTCAAAAATGAACGACGAAGCCGATCCGTTGGCCGAAGCCCGCAAGCAGGCTCAACGCGAAGGGGATGACGAAACCGCCAAGGCATTATCACCGCGCCAGCGGGTACTGGTTTGGGTCATTGATCGTAATGAAGAGGATGAAGGCCCACAACTGTGGGATATTCCTTTCAGTGTTGACAAGGATTTTATCAACCTCTGCCTTGATGAAGACACCAAGGAGGTCATCTATCCTGATGATCCTGATAATGGACATGATCTTCGGTTTTACAAGGAAGGCTCAGGGCTTGGCACCAAATACCCGGCGTCTCGCATGAAGCTTCTTGATGAATCGCCGCTTCATGAAGATCAAGGCACTCAGGATGAATGGCTTGAATTTGTGAAGGAAAACCCGGTGCCTGACTGCCTGCAATTCTACAGTGCCGATCAGATTGCCTCGGCCTTTGACGGGCAGGTTCGTACCAAAGATGACAATGACGAAAAGCCACGCAAAAAATTGCGTGATGAAGATGACGAAGGTACAAAACCAAAGCGCCGTCCTGTTGCCGATGAGGATGATGACTCTGAAGAGAAACCAAAACGTCGGGCCACCAAAGATGACGATGAAGATGAACCGGATGAAAAACCACGTCGTGCCCGTACTCAACTGAAGGACGAGGATGAGCCGGACGAGGCGGATGAAAAACCGCGCAAAAAGGCAAAGCCTGCCAGAGATGAAGATGAAGAACAAGACGAAAAGCCACGCCAAAGTATCCGTGAACGGTTAGCTGCACGCCGTTCTAAAAGCACCGATGAGGATGACGACTGACCGCAGGGCTGAAATGCTGAAGCGCGGCGGCATAGACCCTGTTAGGGTTGATAACCGCCCGCTCAGTGCCATTATGAATGACGCTATACCTTATGAGAAATTCGAGCGGCAGTGGTGGCTCATTCAACGGTTGGGTTATAAAAGCCATCAATGCTTTTTGCAGGCTATATATGACCGAAAACACGTCAGAAGTAATTCCTGCTGAGCTATTTTCAATTCATCAGGCTTTACTAAAAGAAGGATGGGGGGTTTGGGCCACTCACCGTGACCTGAACAAAGAAATAGGCCAAGAAAAGTTCTCACGTATATCTATTGTAACCTTCACCCATCTGGCGGCCGTCACAGCGGTTGATGTTGGGATGGGTGAAAGTGATTTCTTGGCCACCTGCAAAGCCAATTACCAGGAAGCGGTACGGCGTGCCCCACGATGGGGGTAAGTGTAAGTGTTTGACATCATCAAAATTGAACTGGAAGATTTCAGGTCGTTCAGGGGAAAACACAGTTTCGAATTTCCAACCGAACCGGGGCTGTATGCCATAACCGGCGTTAATCTTGACAACCCCGAACTTGGTCCTAACGGTGTTGGCAAATCAACTCTTTTAGAAGCCATTTATTGGTGCAATTACGGGCGTACCACACGCGGTCTAAAAGCTACTGACGTGATCAATTGGGGTGCCAAAGGCTGTGCCGTGACCGTACAGCAACTTATTGGGGGCCAGCACCTTACCGTCACCCGTACTCAAAGCCCCAACAGCCTCATGCTGAACGGGCAACCAGTGGATCAGACTGAGTTACAAGTAGCCCTACGTATTGGGCCTGAAGCTTTCACCTATGCCGTGATGGCCCCACAGTTTGGGCAAGCATTCTTTGATCTGACACCCAGTGACAAACTGACCCTATTTTCACAAATAATGGAACTTGATTTCTGGCTTGAAAAGAGCAAAAGAGCCTCTGAATTGGCCGAAGAAATACTTATTGAAAAATCAGCCGTTGAAAAGAATGCTGCGCGGCAAAATGGTCAGCTTGAAACAATTACAGATGACCTAAGGCAGTTAGCTGAAAAGGAAATTAAGTTCTCTGAGGATCAACGTAGCTTGATGGCTTCCATGACTGGGCAAATAACAGAAATACAAACTTCTATAAAAGTTCAGGGGAAGGTCCTAAACGAAACCAAATTAGCAATTGATGGGCTTGAAAAAAGACGAGACAAACTCATTGCCAAAATAGATACGTTACTGAATGAGAAGGATAAGTTTGAGGCCAACCACTCAGAAATACGAACTCAAAAATCAGTCATAGAAAACAGGTTAAGTGCTGTAACCGCTACCAGTAAGCGCCTTGAAGGTGTCGGCGCTGAATGCCCTACCTGTTTGCAGGAAGTAGATGCTGTTCACCTAACAACAGAAAAACAAAAGTACAAAAAACAATATCAGTCAATTTCAAAAGAACTAGAAGACTGTATTGAAGCTTTTGAGGGGGCATCTACCAATAAGGATAACATCGTCACTGCCATCAAATCAAACCAGAAAGATTTAGAAACCATAGAACAGAATTTAGAGGATTTTAGGATTGAGAGGAACAAGCTGTCATCTAAATCAGAACGGTGTGAAGCTGACTTGAGGCAGCTCCGCACCAACATTGCTAATGAACAGAAAAAACCCAATCCATATAGTATCTTGATTGAAGAAAAACAAGCACAAAAAGCCCTACTAAAAAAGGCCATTAAACAAACCACCGAAGAGATAGATCAACTAGCCAAGGATAATCTAACCGTCAATTATTGGATAGGTGGTTTTAAGAAGATACGCTTGTTTGTTATTGAAGAAACCCTCAGACAATTGGAACTTGAGATCAATAACAATCTTGCCAGTCTGGGCTTGCTGACGTGGCGTGTAGAATTGGACGTGGAACGTGAGAACAAATCAGGTGGCATTACCAAAGGGTTTACGGTAGCCATACAAGCCTCAGGCAATGAAAAGCCAGTCAAGTTTGAGGCATGGTCGGGCGGTGAAACCCAACGGTTACGGCTGGCAGGTGACTTGGGCCTAGCCAACCTGATTATGGAAAACGCGGGGTTGCGAAGCACTATTGAGTTCTTCGACGAACCGTCACGGCATCTAAGCCAAGAAGGAATGCTTGATCTGGCCGAAACTCTACATCAACGGGCCATAGATTCAAAAAAACGTATATTCGTAGTAGAACACAACTTGACAGATTACCCCTATACGGCAACGCTGCCCATCGTGAAAAGTTCAGACGGTTCCTATTTTGAGAGGGTGTAAATGTCTAAACGAGAGCGTGCAAAATTAACCGAATCCAAAAATGCCTATTTTGTTGAAGATAAAACAGACTACAGTTTCGTTTCAAGCGGATGTACATTATTGGATTGTGTACTTGGTGGCGGCTTCCCACTTGGCAGAATAGTTAACATTGTCGGGGATAAGTCGACGGCAAAAACCGCATTGGCCACTGAAGCCCTTATCAACTTCAGTCAAATCTACCCTAACGGTGTAGCGGCCTACCGTGACACCGAGGCTGCCTTTGACCAGGGCTACGCCAAAGCCATGGGGCTTGATCTTGACAAAGTTGATTTTGGAGACAAAGACGAACCGCTGATTACGGTTGAACAATTTTCCCATGACTTCGATGCATTCTTGGAAGCCCGGCTGAAAACCGAGACACCCGGTATTTATGTGGTTGACAGTCTTGATGCCCTTTCAGATGACGCTGAAATGGAACGTGATATTGAGAAGGGAACTTTTGGCGCTGCCAAGGCTAAGCTGCTGAGCATATTCTTCAGGAAGACAGCACACCGCATTGAACAAAGCAGGGTACTTCTCCTTGTTATTTCGCAAGTACGGGATAACATTGGGGCCATGTTTGGTGAGAAGCATAAGCGCTCCGGTGGCCGTGCTTTGGATTTTTATGCCTCCCAGATTCTTTGGCTGGCTCATATTGAAACTCTCAGGCGAGAGATCAGCAAGGTCAAGCGGCCGTATGGCGTAACCATCAAAGCCAAATGCAAAAAGAATAAAGTGAGCCTGCCATTTCGTGACTGTGACTTCCAATTTATTTTTGGATACGGAGTTGAAGACCTGGGGGCCAGTGTTGAATGGCTCAAGGAAATTGGGCGTTTGAAAGATGCAGGAATCAACCCCACTCAAGTCAAGGATTACCTTAAAGGCATTGATGAAATGGATGTGGCTGAGTACAATAAAGAACGTGAAACCGTATCAGCAGCCGTCAAGCAAGCTTGGCGTGAAATTGAGACCAGTTTCCTGCCCAAGAGAGCTAAATACCAATGAAGATAATTGCATTCGATCTTGGCAAAAACTTCGCTTGGGCGTGGCGGGACAAAAAAGGCATTATTGCCAAAACGATAGAACTTCAGGGGATCAGATCACACAGATTAGGTGAATTGGCAAAGCTCTTACCTTCCATCTTTCATAAGCATCAATTTGACGTGGCAGTCTACGAAACACCATTTGCCCGTGGCCGCGATGCAACACGATCACTGTGGGGAATAGCCGGTATTATTGAAGCTTGCGCCACCAACGCAAACATTGCAGTTCTTGACGTGGCAACCCCAACCATCAAAAAGTTTGCCACTGGGCATGGCAAAGCCCCCAAGGATGGGATGATTGAAGCATCACGTAAATTTGGGTACACAAACAATAACGAACACGAAGCCGATGCGGTATGTTTGCTCGCCTACGCCGAAGCAAATTGTGAGTTAGGATGAATTTTCTGATTTCAACCGATCTGCATCTGTCTGACCGCCCTCGTGACGCTTACAGGTTTGGCCTTTTCAAATGGATAATAAAGCAACAAGAAAAGTATAACATCGATGCTACTTTTTTCTTAGGTGATATGACGGAGAACAAAGACCGTCACTCCTCAACCTTAGTAAATAAGATAATTGATGAATTGACCGGCTTAGAGCCCCCTATTTATATTCTCAGGGGCAATCATGATGGCACTTCGCCCAATAGCCCATTCTTCAAATTCCTGAATTGTATTGAAGGGCTTCGTTTTATCATCCAGCCAACCTACAACAAAAAGCTGGATACAGTTTTCATGCCTCACTGTGCCAGCCAAGCTATTTTTGATAGTGCTTGCAAGGAGATGCCACATAAACCCAACATGTTTCTAGCTCATAATACGTTCGATGGGGCCGTAGCTGAAACCGGGGCACGTTTAACGGGCTTACAAGCCTCACCCATTGAGGCTTTGAAACCAGCTAGGGTGTATGCAGGGGACGTGCATGTACCTCAGCAGTGCGGCCCTGTGGCCTACGTAGGGGCACCTTATCACGTAAGGTTTGGTGACTGCTTCACGCCACGGGTGCTATTGATCAAAAACAACCAAGAAACCGATCTACACTTTGATTGCCCACGCAAGCTGACCCTGAGTGTGCACGATGCAAAAGATATAGTCAATAATTGTGAGTTACGACGTGGTGATCAAGTCAAGCTGATTATCGAAACGCCCCGTGAGGATGCTACGGGATGGCAAGCCAATAAAAATCGTATCCTTGCTGCCTGCCGCGATCTTGGTCTTGAGGTCTTTGGGGTAGAACTAAAATTGAATGAGCCAACCGAGCTTAAACATATCAAGCCAGAAGAATACCCCCACAAAAAATCCCCGCGTGATATTCTTAAATTGTATTGCAAAGCCGAAAGTACCCCGGCTAATATCAGGCAAGCGGGTTTTGATTTACTAGGCGATAAATAATTGCTTTAATCTGGTGGATAAGTAAACCATGAACATGGGCTCGGTTCTATTATTTCCGCTTGCCACGCCAGCAATAGTGCAGCAACAATAACAATTGGCACACCAACGTAAATCCAAGTCCAGATCACGCGCCGGCCAAACGAACGTGGTGACGATGTGCATAGTGGATACGCTGACGCGGCTCTTCACGCTCTTTCGTTGCGATGTAAATGACCGGCGGCAATGGTGAAACTCGCGTTGGCGTGATCGCGGCCCCGTTCGGCCCAATGTGCAGGAACGCTTGCCCAGCTTCCTCAATCATCGCCAAAACTTGGCGTTTGAACTCAGCCCATCGGCTACGGTCGATTACAACACAGCCGGCGCTCGCCATGTGCGAAGCCGGGTGAAGCTCGATGCCCTCACGGTCACGGCCAAGCTGCGGATCGTAGATTGAATCGTTGTTCAGCCCTATCGCCCCATGGCGGCTTCCCCATGAGCCTACTGCTTCCGGTGTGATCTTGACCGTGCCGAGTGGGATCGACCAGCCATGGCCCCCGCTGGCAAACTCATAGGTGCTATCGCCAATAGTCAAAGGGCCTTCCAGGCGCTTAGGGCGTCCCTGTATGACCTTGGGGAGTGGAGCTGATAAGCCGTCCTCCCAGCCCTCAGGAATGCCCAGAATGGCTCCCAAGGCTACCATAGCAGCGTCTACAGGGGCTTGGATAAGCGACGGCGCGGTATAGTAGATTTCTGGCCTAGCGCGCCTTGGGGCTTCGTGACGGGCTTCCCTATGCCTACGGGCATGCCAGATTGCCTTTACTGGGGTATCTATGGCGTATGAGGGGGTAGCCGCCACATCAATACACACCGTCTGTGCCTCAATCGGGTGCCGGGAAGCAAAAGCCGGCGTTACTAGAAACAATGCAAGGGCAGCCGAAATAAAATAATTCAAGACTTCCTCCTATTGTGCACATACCCACGTTGATTGGCTCATCCCCAATGCTCGAAATGCCGCTGGGCTTAAGTCAAGACGGACACCCGCGCTCCACGCAGCACCAAATGGTCCATGGTCATTTATCCTTACGGTTATGGCGTAGCCAGTACGGGGATTGCGAACTGTGACGTGCTCGCCGATAGCCCAACCGCCGGGGGTGCGGGACGCGGCGGTAAGTGCGGAATGATCGAAGCGCTCCCCGCTCGCGGTCCATTTTCCGGTGTTGTAGAAACTAGCCCCGACCTCGCGAGTGCCACCACACTGGCCGGTAGGATGGACATGCAGTCGGAAATATTCCCATCCTTGCGCATACGATATTGCCGTGCCAAGTAGCATCACCGCGAAGATCGTGATGGCAATCCATAGAAGTCTCATTGTGGGGCTTCCTTTGGTCTGGAGCGGGGGAGGGGCGGAAATGGCTCGACGTGAACGCTGCCAAGGCCACCTAAATGAAGCGCCTTACCGACTGCTATCGAGCAATCCAATTCTCGGCCCTTCAACCATGGGCCACGATCCGTGATTGTGATTTCAGCGGCATTGTTGCCATGGCGCAAGTACAGTTTCGATCCAAACGGCAGATTGTGATGAGCACAAGTCATGGCTTCCGGGTCATAACGTCGGCCACTACTGGTCTGGTAATCGTTGCGCGGAACAATGCCGTCTCCTGGAGCGTAGGTTGAAGCAATGACGGTGCCAGCCATCGCACAAACCGGGACAAGCAAAAGTACCGCCGCAGTGAGCGTCGTTGATAAAAGTCTCATGTTTTGGGTTTCCGCTCGCTCTCCTAGCCGATATTCAGGCCGGTCGGCATTTGATGGCCACATGAAGTGAGCAGCGCGGCGAGCGCAATGATAGCAACTATTCGCATGGTATTAACCCCTGTGCTAGTTTGCCAAGGGCATTTTACAAAACTGTCATGGGCCAGGTCAACCCCGATGGATTAGAACCGACGCAATGAGCATGGCCGTGCCGAGCGCACCAACAATATAGGCCCCTACAGTTCCCCAATTGCGCCCGGACAACTCCGATACCGTATCCTTTAGATCGGTTATCTTGGTATCGAGGTTTTCAATCTGCTTTGCGAACGACGCTTCCATTTTGTCATTTGCAAGCGTATTGCTATCGTTCTGCTGTTTCACCAACTCTTGAGCCGCCTTGAGCGCAGCAGCAAGCGCCGTATCGCGACCAGCAAATTTTTCAATAACCAATTCCCGAAAGCCGTTTAGCTTTACGTCGAAAATCTCTTTCAGTTCGGTCTTTGCAAGAGCAACCGCATCCGTCGTCAGCTTTGTCGGATCAGGTACGGGGACGGACCCGGTATTCTGCTCCATCGGGATAGCCTGCCGTCAAGATGTGGCCGCGACCGGCACTCCGGTGGCGCTCGGGGCCACCGCACTCGATTGTGCCTGCGAAGTCGCTATCTGCGCAGTCTTGAGCCCCTGATAGGCCGCAGTGCCGGCAGCGACCGCCTGCTGTACTGCACTTTTATTTCCAGCGGCTGCTTGCTGCGCGGCGGCGATAGCGGCGTTAACGAGAGTTGTTCCTTCATTCAGCGCAGCCGCAGCGGCCATGACGGGGGCCGGGACACCGATACCAAGAGATGCCACAACGCCGACGAGTCCAAGCACGTCGGTAGATATTTCCTGCCCATGGGCACTCATCCATGGCAGAGCCTTATTGACTAGCCAACTTGCGGCGGCTGTAATATCAGCCTCAACCGCCGTTTCAATTTTGGGAAGCGTGACAGAGAAAAACTGGACCACATCGGTTTCGATAATTCCCAGTCGGGCCTCGGTATCGGACAGAAAGCTCATTTTAATGCTCCTAAGAGGTTCATGATGTCGGGGCTGAGTGTATCATAGATACCTTGCGCCTCTTTCTCAATCGGTATCAACGCATTGATGTGTGGTTCTGCTTGTTGGAGCAGAACTTGAAGTCTCTGGATTTTTGGGATGTCCGCTTCAAGCTTTTGAACAAGCTCGAAAGGGATTTTCGATGCAATCCCCGCAATATCGAAAATGTTCATGATGACTTCACTTTCGGTCCTGACGCATCCGCAGTGATTTGAGACGTAATCACTTTGCTGACGTTTGGCACGGCTGCAACGATAGCATTCGCGGCAGTAACCGCTGTAGCAGCCGAAGGTGTCTCGACGATGACTGTATTCGGCTGCGCCGCGATGATGGATTGTTTTTGATTTTCGGGACGGGCCGAGTTCCAGCCCAGTTTGCCAATCACAAACATAACAACCGGGAAGGCAAGACCGGCAAGCACATAACTGTCGCCGACCAATTGCTGTAGATCAGTGAGAACCTTTTGTGCGGCATCAACGAGGGCATGAACATTAGCCGCAGGAAATGCGCCAGCAGCGACAACCATAGCGCCGATTGTAGCGGCGGACTGCCCAGTATAGCGTATGGCCGTATTGATTTGGCCTTGCGTCGGCATTTCCATAATCACGCTCCTGCCAATTGTTTGATTTCCGAGAAAATGATGTCTTGCGCCAAGCCCCAATCGTCCGGGTGAGGTGCTTCAATCTGAACGTAGCGGACCCATGTATTGCCATTGTTACCGAGCCGCCATTTACCGTCATCGAGGCTTTCACCATCGGCAACCGTAGGCGGTGAATCGAGCGGCAACGGGTAATCTCCCAAGCCTGCCGTCTGCCACCACACCGGATTGAACACTAGAAGCGCGCGTCGGCAGTTGCTTGAAACCGACGTATGTTGGCCCCATACGCTACCCTGGAAACCGCCGATAAAATCAACAGCTCGCTTGCCCTCAAGGTTATGAAGATCGCTGCCGAGCGCGTTATCACCGAGACTGTCACCCACCATCGCTATCTTGTCGGTCTTGGGAAAGCGCATGATGTCGTCAAAGCGAGATTGACCGGCACTCCAGACATAAGGGCTGCTCATTACATCGGTGTTCGGCACCGCGCGTAGGCGCTTTATTAGATAGTTCTCACCATATCCGCCGCTCGCGGAATCATCAACGACAGAGCCACCCAATCCGAAGGAAATCGTAACGTGAACTGTCATGCCGCCTCTGCAAATTTAATCGAGGGATCGAGCGTCATCATGGATTTTAGCATCGCCGCACAGCCAATTTGCTGGTCCCATACGGTAGCTGACCATTGGCGGTCTGCAATGTACTTGCCTTCCTGCTCAATGTTTGTTGCCCCCCAATCGTAAGGAGATGCTTCGTTATGATACTGCTCGTAACCAGTGCCGTTGTATAGCACCAAGAGCGTCAGCGTGCCACCAGCCGTCCAGTCTTTCCATTTTGCTGCGTAGGGAGCACACCGCGTCAGAGAGAAAACAGCAGCATCAATGAAACTTTGGAACGGCCCGATGCCTCTAGGCTGATGCGTCGATATCTGATTCCAAGGATCACCTTGCGCAAGGCTGCACGCGAAGTTTTGAGACGCTTCGCGTTCGTGGATGACGGCAATAACCCACCACGGAACGCTGGTTGTCGTTTCAATCTGTTGGTAGAGCGCTTTGGCCTTCGGAGCCACGAGAGCGGCGGCCACGCGCTCAACCTCTAGCTCACGGCTAGGTGTTATCTGGCATTTCTGCCAGCGCGACTCGTTCAGAACAATGAGATCCGGGATGCCGGTCATTTCTTCTGTTCCGGCTTCTTTTCGTACTTGTCCTCAAGCTCTTTGACCTTGGCTTGCAACTGCACAATGGCCGCGTCGCGTTGCTCGATGGCCTGCGCCATACCATTGACCGCCGCGTCGATTTGAATCGCCATCTGGCTCGGCGTTAGTGGCTGCTGAGCCAATGCCGACGTAACAATCAGAGCAACAAAAAGAGCGAAGATAAAGCGCATGTAGCTTCCTTTCATCGCGCGATTCTGGATAGCGCGATTATGCCCGTTGTAGCCAAATACTCATCCGCCGCCAAGGTTGGATGAATTGCACCGAATGGACTGCTTCCCGTCAAAGCTACCCAATAAGGCGTCGTGCTGCAACATTGTGCTGAAAATGTCGCGCCGTCTTTCCAAACGATATTTCCTGACGACAAGGTACTTAACTGTGCCTCGATATCGAAGTAACTTCCGTTCGGTCCATTGGAGGACTGGCGAAGCCATGTATTAAAAGCAACGCGTTGCGCTTCGGTCGAGAGAACGGACTGACCGCCTGGGGTCGCCACCTGCGTTGCTGTTACTTGCGGCGTGAGGGTCGTGTGAAATATAGGTCCGTTGAAACCAATTGTGCCGCTGATTGGCACGCCACCTAATGAACTGGCCTGCTGACCATACCAAATTTGTAGTTCATACGATTCTAGATTCGTTGCGCTCTGCCCATTTATGATATCGTTAGTTCCGTAGTTGTCGCCCATGTGCGAGCAATATTTGTAGAGTGACTGCCGCACGGTGCTGTTCGAGACATAACGGCCATTCACCAAGTTGAAGTTGACATATTGACCAGCCTGAGTGCCTCCTATGCCCATCATAATATAGCCGTACTTTGGCCCGATGGTCATAGCCATCACGCCCATGTCGCCTACGGTATTTTGCCCGGCAAGAAAACCTTGTTGAATGCTATCGCCGATCAGACAGGCCGATGGCGCGGTAGTGTTTGCGACGATTGCCGCCGACGTTAGGATGCCCAAACTTCCTTGTCCGTGATTGCCTGTAATCGCATCGCATGATGTTGTTTGGTCTGGCGTACCGACCCCAGCATCAAATTGATCACCAATTGCAGTATTTGTGCCGCCCGCTCCCGTTGCCCCGGCCGTGAACACATTGACCGACGTTGAATTGCCAGCAGCGCTAAAACTGTAGATGCGTTCGAAGAATTTCGTATTGGCCGGAATGCTGACACTGATCGGATCGGAAATTGGGTAGAGTGCATTCGAGGTAGTTACCGTAGACTGACCGCCCCACGTTACCTGCGTGCAAGTGCCGACTGGATATTCGATGCTGGCACGCGCCGAATGGGACGTAAACACTCCTATAGTGCCATCGGCACTGCCTTCGTTATTGTTGAGTGTGATATTGAAGTTCTGCATAACAATTTGGAAACTAGTCTGGCTGGCCGGGAAAAAATGCGCCGCTCTGCTCATAACTGTTGCAGATGCGCCAGCGTCGTTTATTATTGAGCGGGTGGCGACCTGACCGAGATAGGTTGTGCCGCCGGGAAGGTTACCACAGCAGCCGATAGTCTGGGCATGAGCTAATTGGCTCAGCCCAATAAATGCGACGAATAAAATTAATAAGCGGCGCATGAGAACTGCACTACGTCATTATTAGCCATTGTCCCACTCAGTGTGGCCGTCGTAGTGGTGGTCGCGGTCTGACTAATGATATCAGTTGGCGTTGTTTGATCGTTTGTGAAGCATGCCCATCCGTTAGGAGCGGTAAAGGCAAAAGTGAGGATGACAGTTCCGGCAACACAGGCACCGCTCGCAGTGAATTTTCCAGAGGTATTGCCACCCACTTGAGTTGTAATTGAACATGAGCCTGAGCCAGTTGGAGCCGAACCGCCGTACACGACACTGCGTAACTTTGCTTCGCGGAAGGTACCGTGCGTTCCATTGTCGATCTCGACCACACCGGCAGCGTTTCTGTAGAACGCCGTATCACAGGCTCCTGTCGCATCGGCGCTGCCAGACCAACAAAATTCAGCGGTATTGCCTATAGAGGTAAATAAAGTTCCTACATCCAACAGGCCAATCGAATTGGTCATAAATACCTGAAAGGCGCCGGGTGTATTAGCATAAAGGTTGGAGCCATCCTCTTCAAAGGCATAATTCGTAGAACTCGGAGTTGCAGAGCCTAGCCACATTGCCGGGAGTGATTGCGATATGCCAAGTGCGAACTGCGTCGTTCCTCCCAATTGAATATCGACGTATTTGCTTAGCGTATGGCTGGCCGTGTTCGTTATGTTCATGAACCATGGCGCGTCGAAGGTTGTGCCTGACGCATTCCATGTTGCGGTCGTATTGAGCGCCTTGAGATTTGTCGTGATCGTGCCGAGCGCGAGCAGCAATTGCCCTGTGCCGGGCGTCGTGATGCCTGCGGAGGCTTGAGCTAGCGATCCATCGGAATAGACAAACTGCCCGGCGGTGAAACCGCTTGTCGCCGTGCTATTGGCCGTCAAGGTGCCGGAAGCGGCTGTGGCCCAGCTAGGCAGACCACTTGCCACAGTTAGAACTTGCCCGGTACTGCCAATACCGAGGCGAGTTAGGACCGCGCCGCCGCTTCGATAATAAATGTCGCCAGTAGCATCTGAGCCAAGCGTTGTCGTTACTTGGCCCAGAACATCGGAAGTAGCCGCAAGTGTCTTGTTCGTCAGCGTGTCGGTTGTGGCGCGGCCAAGGATTGTGTCGGACGATCCCTGGAACGTATAAGTGAATGACGATGCCGGGAAAGCAAGTGTCGGAGCACCCGCCCCGGTTGTCGTTAGCGAGGCCGCAACGGTGATCGTGCTCGATCCGTTATTGATGCCAGTCCCACCGCTCGCACCGGCCAGTGGCAACGAGGCAAGTTGAGACGTGACCGCAACGGTGCCTGCGGTTCCAATAGCCAAGCCGCTATCAGCCGCCTGATTTGACGAATTGCTGGAAATAAGATCGCCAACAGTAAAGCCGACCGTTGGCGTCACCGCTGCGATGATGCCAGCACTTGCACTACCGTTCGTTCGCCACAACGAATTAGTGCTATCGTACTGCAACGCCTGACTTGCGCCGGGTGTCAGATAGACGTTCTGGCCGAGGGAGAACTGATTTGCTGCGCTCGATGAGCCGGAAAGATTCGCGAGAATAATATTGTTGGTCGTGCCGTTATTGACCAGCACGACGATGCGGCCCGCAAGTCCGCCTGTCAGGCCGGTGATGGTGCGATCCGCCGCGCCGCCGCTAATATAGACCGTGCTCGCCGTGCTATACGTTCCGGTGCCGGATGGCGTCCAATTGTTTTGATTGGCCGAGATTGTCGTAAATACATTCCCGGCAATCGAAAACGGGCCGGCAATATCGGGAAAGCCGGGCTGCGATTGCGTGAAAAGGCCGGTGCCGGCCGTGTACGAATCGAGCCATTGATGCGTGACTTTGGCTATCGTCTGAGGGATAGTAAAATTTGAAAGGGGGATGGCCTTAGGAAAACCACCCGCAACACTCCCACAAACTGTATTTGCCGGAAACACCCCGCTGCAATTTGCTTGAGCAAAAGCAGCACTCGGCAAAAGTGCAAACAGCCATATGATTAGAAAGAGTTTAATCTTATTGTACAAGCCAGCCACCTGTTGAAAGTGGAAGAAGAGTGATTGACTGATAATCCTGAGTTAGCACCGGGTTGGCTGATTGTCCATCAATCTTCTCACTGCCATTGGGCGTCAAAGTAGCATTTGTAGTGCTGAAAATGCCCGAAGCATTGCCTATGATTGTGACCGGGTTTGTCTTGGTAGCGCTGGGGGGCAGGTAAATATTTGGTACGGCCGCTTCTATGTAGATGAGACGATCACTGACACCAACATTGATTGTACCGGCCGAATTCACAATACGTGGATTGTAAACAATTTGTTGCTGCCCAAGCTGAGTAAGGGCGTTTGAAATATCGGTAAAAATAGAATTCCATGTAGCCGACGCAATGATTTCGCCGGGGAAAGCATTTTCAGCGCCATTCGGTGGAGTGTACACCCCTGAACTTGGATTGAAAGGGATATCAGCCTCCTCTATGGCCTTCCGGCGAAGATGATCTTGTTGAACATGATCACGGGGGGCATTGTTGTAAGCGCTGTGCCGCTACCACCTAATGGCACCGTGCCGCTGATGGTCGTCGTAGTGGTGACAACAATTGCTTGGAAGTTTGCATTAATGGAACCGGCACCGGCACTTGCTGTTGCTAAAGCCGTGCCACCATTTATGCCACCTGATACAACCGATACTGACGCAGCGGCTAAGCCAGCCGAACTTAGATTCACGCTTGGGAGATTTGCCTGAGCAATGATTTGATTTTGAGCGCCGCCTGTGGCCCCAAGAGTGGTACCGGCTATACCCGAACCGGCTGAAGTAATACGGTTGGCAGCGGTACCCCCCATATTATCCACACCTGCCGAAATTCTACCCCGGCAATCGGGCAAGTTGAATGTGGTGCTGCCATCACCAATCCCATAAGTAGTGCCAATAGTATTAAAGAGTTCAGGATAATTAGTTCTTGATATGGCTTGCCCAAAACACAAATACCAACCGGCCGGGGCTGTGCCGCCGGCAAAATCAGTGACCATTCCTACCGGGTTGAGGAACGCACCGTTCGTATAATAAAGTTGATTACCACTTTTCCCGGTGCCTACTTGAGTGCTGTCAAGAAATACACCACCTGTGCCCGCCCCTGCACTGAGGCCCAATACCCCAGGGGAACTAAGATAAAGCCCTGTAGTGGCATCCCCAATAAACGTCACACCGGGCAAGCTTGCCGAACCGGCAAAGAACTTTAAGGGACCAATAATGGGTGTACTGCCATTAGCGGCAAGGGAGCCGGTCAGGGCGGTAGCAATATCGGCAAGATCAGAATTGACGGCAGCAGAAGAAATAACCGACCCAGGCGTAAACGGTGCCTGTGGAAGCGTGTACGTTCCTGACGAATTTCGAGGTATCTTAACCTCCTGCCGTTAAAGGAGCTTTATTATGCTTTGGTACTTCCTGCAAATCGTTGTCATCGTATGGCTCGTCCACCTTTACACAACACAATTAGCCCCGCATCAACCATTAGGTGACATAGTAATCTTTGCATCCCTGGTTGCCTATGCCCTGACTTTTATAATTTCCTTCACCATGGATTGCCTATTGGCCCTGTTGTGGCTGATTAAGCGCAGCCTGAGCCGCATCGGGGGCACGCATAGATAACAGTCTGATTGCAGAAGCAGGATCAAGTGAGGTAGCCGGTGATGGCAGCCACATTTGATTTTGAGCATAGGCTTGGGCCGGGGCGCTCTTTGCAATCGCATTGATGCCCTTACCGATCATTTTCAATGGTGTATCGATATAATAAGGGGCCAAAGCACCAAGGACCCCAGCTTCAAGATTATGTGCATACAGGCCACCGGCCGCACCGGCAGTTGCCGCCGCTGGGGGCAACCACGACATGGAATAGGGTTGGGGCCGTGTGCCAAGGATGCCTTGCCCGGCTTCGGCCAACTGCTTGACGGGGGTATTCTTCATCATGGCACCCACCACCGGGCCAGGGCTGAGCGGCCCCGTAGTCCCTTTTCCGCCGGCTGCTTCGCTTGCCGCTTTCAAGCCCTGAAAGTCAGCCCAATCGCCCCGCCACTTCTGCCATGCCCCATTATAGGCACTTCCATTATTGGAACTATCTATGGCACTATCAAGCTGACTGCCCATATTACGCAATTCGGGCACGCCTGAGTTCTTCCAGCTATCGCTAAGGGCGTGATACTGCTTCCCGCTCAATTGGCCAGTAGACGATAATGTACTGAAATCGGTAAGTGCCTTCTCAACATCTGGATTTTCAAGCGACGTGCCGCCATAGGCAAGCCTGTGCTGGCCTACAATATTGGCCAACCCATGTTGCAACCCTGGCGTCACCTGAAGATCAGTATTTTGTTCGAGATTTTGCACGGCACTAGATAACTGATTGCCACGCGCCGCGATCAAATCACTGGTAGGCAATGCCGAACCAGGTGGCCGTGTCACACCACCTTTGGACATCATGGCGTCACTGAGAGCCCCGCTTTGGCCCCCTGGTGGGGCACCTTCCAAAGTAGAGGCCAAACGGCTACCGGAACGATCCGCCGCTGAAATTGGCACCCCATTAGACGCCAAAAGGTCAGCCATGCGGTTACGCTCAGGTAAAGCAGCAAATGGGGTGACAGCGGAACGCACGCCGGCGGGCGCGCTATGGGCCGCCACTGCCCCAGCTATCCGGGCATAAGGTTCCAGTGAGGAGCCTTGCGTTCCTTCCCCGGCTGCTTCAGATCCTTGTGAGGCCAGCATACCCTTGGCCATAGAAGGTAAAAACTTCTCAGCCATCGCCGCCGAACCGGCTACGCTTGGTGCCCACTCCAAACCACTTTGTACATATTTGCCCGGCGTGGTTTGGGCCTGATAAGCAGTGGATGGAAAATGTGATTCTATGGAAGGCATTACCCCTTCATAAGTGTATGGCTCAACCCCTTCATGCAGTTGAGAAGCCACCCCACCCACTCTATTGCCGGGGCCGGCCAAATAATTGGAACCGGCCACTAAGCCACGTAAAGCAAGATCAGCCACGGTAGGTACCGTTGTGACAGCTTGGGCTATGCCACGGGTTGCAGCGGCCGGTGCTACTTTCTTGATGTCTTCGGCAACGCTTGGCTTTTCAGCGCCTTTGGCAGCGCCCTGCTTCTGCGCAATCAGCGCATCGAGCTGCTCGTCGGTAAGATCAACAATCGGCTGAGCCATTATTGTTTAGCAGGTTGCTGTTGTCTGCGCTGCTTCTCGGCTTGGAGATCTTCCAATGAAGGTTCGGCCCCCGGTGGTTTAGCACCTAAAATACCGCCACCTGAATTAGCCCCCTGTTTTTCATCGGCATCCAAGATACTTTGGTAGTGATCTATCTGCTCGGGCGTAAACAATGGATTATTTTTCAAATAAGTATGGATAATTTGGTTCTGCCCGGCACTGGTAGGCCGATCGTTAGCGATGACAGGCTTGCCGGTTTGATCCGTCATCAAGTGTCCATCTTCATCCCATCGGTATCCTTGACGATACCAATTAGTCAGTTTGCCCAGCTCTGAAAGCTGATCCTGAGATTTAGCACTGATGTCAAGAATGGCCTGATTAGCCCCCAATGTATTATGCGGAGAGGCAGCCGCACGGTTGAGCAAATTGATCTCAGCCAAACGCACTTGCCCCAAACCCTGCAATTGTGACCTCATATCGCCAAGAATATTGGACGCTATGACTTTATCGAAAGCCTGATTATAGGCCACATTGGTGGAAGCACCCTTATCGCCCATAAAGGCTTTAGCCTTCTCCCACGCCATTTTAATGTCCGTGCCGGGGCCTTGGGTAAAATGTGGGTCATGAATTATCTTCTGCGCCAATGCGATCTGCGTACCCGCATTAAGGGCCTTATTACCGATAGTCTGGTAATTGGTGTAATCCTTATTGTAGCCTTCTATATCCTTACTATTGAAATCCTTAGCCGCTTGTGTCTGAATTTCACGGTTCTGCGACCAATTAGCCAATTCACCCGGTGACATTCCATAAATATTGGGTGCCCCTTGCTGAGCCACCTTCTGCCCGGCTGGGGGCGCTTGTGCCGGGGCTGATTGTGGTGCTTCTTGGGGGGCAAACGAATAAGGTGGTTTCGTTGCCAATAATGGCGCTTGCTGTGCCGCTTCGGGGCCTTTGGTTATGACATCCGGCAAATTGCTCTGCCCACCACCTTCTTCGGCAAACTGAGATGCCTTGGGTGGCACCAAATCATGTGGCACCTCCTGTGCACCGGGGCCGGTTGATTGTGGGGCAGAAGGGACTGCTGCCGGGGCATTCTTTGCCCCAGGAAAACCAATAGAAGGTGCCCCAACACTACTGCCGGGGGGCGCTACAGTAATTGGCGTTGGCACCGAAACATCGCCAGCCTTGGTTTCACCCCAATGCACGTCGCCCGGAATAACCCAACGTTCGTTCGGGTTACGTGGGTTGACAATAACATTGCTGCCATACGGGCCTTGCACCTGAAGCGGCTGATTTTGGCTGTAGTACATATCCGTAACAGCCTGCTTCTGTGCAGGGCTGGCTTGAGGGTTAGCCATGGTGGCTTCAAATTGCTGGCGTGTGACCGTAGGCCGCATGGGCAATGTGCCAGTGGGCTGATCGGTAGCACTACCACCCCGCATTGCAGGGGCCATGGACGGGGCAGGCAAGCCCGCTGGCGGCCTTTGCAGCGCCATAGCCGGGCTACCCTCAGTGCCGGGCGGTGGTGTAGCCAACGGGCCGCCTTGTGGCACAGTGGCAGGCTCACCATTGAAGCCCAACGCCTTGTTAAAGTTCTGCCCGTATTGAGCCACCGTCATGCCGTTCACATCGGTGGCATTTGGGTTATTCATACCATGCTCACCAGCAAACCATGCTTTGGCCGCACCTTCGGGGCCATATTTCTGGGCAAGCTGGCCAAACTTGGTTCGATAAATAGCTTCCTGTGCTTCGGGGCTTTGCAAAAATTGCTGCGGTGTAAGGGATGTGCCGAGAACCTCCTTTGACCATTGAGGGATATTTGCGCCCATAACCTGATA